TAAAGTCCCCTCCAACAGCACCGATCGCTATCTGGTATGAACGGTTAACATTTTTATAACCACCTCGGTCTAATGTTAATTCTCCATTTCTTCCAGGAATTGGTGTTATTTCGTAGTTTCTTTCAGGGATCTCATAATTAGGTGGGGACTCTACCTGAATACCATAATCTAGAGAAGATACGCCATTAAATATAATTACGCCCATGCCGTGTCCCTCCTTTCTATTTGCTTCTGAATTATACGAGATACCTCATTAGCAATTTCTTTAGGATTACTACCTGTTATGTTGAATGTGTTGTTAACTGCACCACCAGTATTTGATACTACTGTTGGGGGAGCTATGGATGATTTAGTAAGTTCCATATTGTGTGACTGAATACCCTTAGAGATAGTGTTAGTCGTATTAATTGTCCCGTCCAGGTTATAACCACTCATTAAACTACTAAGTTTGTTACTACCATTTTGAATATTTGTAAGGTCGAGTACTGGTCTGATAACTGGAGTTGAATCTAAGTTAGTATCAATAGCATCATGTATGTTTGAAATAGCATTTGACATGGCACTAATTGCTCCTTGACCTAGATTTGTAGCCGAATTAATTACTTTAGATGCATAACCATTAAGTCCAACGATGAATCCTTCACCCGAGTACTTACCAAGTTCTTCAAATGCCTTAGATGGTGAGTGTATACCCAATACATTCTTAGCCGCGGTCAATACTGAAGAGGCTAAACTACCTGCCCAATTTGCTGCTGACTGTATCTTGGCCCTTAGACCACTTATAAAACCTTCAACTACGTTCATACCAGCATTCTTAAAGTCTCCGATTGTGTCACTGAATGCAAGTAGTCCCGCTGATACAATTGCTTCGATAAGACTTTGCATAGAATCTACTAGTCTTTGCTTATTATTATTTATGGCATTAGTAAGACCATCTACCAACCCAATAATCATCCTAAACCCAGCATCCACCATCTCTGGTATCCTTTGAGTAATAGCCCAAATTAATGATAATATTAGATCCACCATCGCATTAACTAGTTTAGGTGCATTTTGTGCTATTACTTCTATGAATCCAACTAGAATGTCAACTAACTTTTGTACAATGATTGGTGTCTGCGTTACTAAAACATTGAGTAGCGCAGTTAGTAGTTGAACTACTGCATCTAATACCACTGGTATCGTTTTAACTAACGCCCCCATTATAGTTGTTACGAGTGTATATACGGTATTACCTATAACCGTAGCACTATCTGTTAATGTTTTACAGAATGCTACTATTCCCTCTGCTATCTTTTGAACAATTAATGGAATCATACCCGCTATTGCTGTTATTATAGAAATTGCTGTAGCGATAATTATAACTGAACTCGCTGCGAATACAGTAGCAAATACTGGTAAGGCAATACATAAAAGTGATAAACCTGCTGCTATGCCTAATATACCAATTCCAAATCCCATCATAGCCCATGATAAAGCTAATATAACAGGTACCAAAGGAGTTAATACTAATCCTGCAATACCAAGTACTACAAATACACCAGCCAATGCTCCTAGGCCCTTGATTATTACCTCTATAGGCATTTTTCCCAGGTCCCATAAAGCAGATGCTAATACCTTTATTGCAATGGCAGCTACTAATAATGCTGCTGATCCTTTTATGGTTCCTTCCATTTTATTTAATGCTAATACTAATATCCCTAAGGATACAGCCATTACCCCTAAACCTTTACCTATTACTTCAAGTGGCATTTTACCAAAGTCCCATAAAGCAGATGCTAATACTTTTAATGATACAGCCAATATAAGCATGGCTGAACCAGTAGCTATTAGTCCTTTTGAATTACCTATTTTATTTGTGAATATGGCCATTTCAGTTAATAGTAAACCAATCATTAACAGACCTTTACCCATAACAGCCCAATCCATTTGTGCAAAGTCCCACATTACTGAGGCCAATACTTTTAATGATAAGGCTAAAATGACAAGACCCGCTGATGTAGTTATGGCCCTTGCTCCAAATGCTGCTTTATTTAAGAATATGGATAACTCACCCAGCAGTACACCAACTCCAACCAATCCTTTAGCTATACCATTCCAATCAAGTTTTGATAATACAGTCATGGCTCCTGCTAGAATAAGAACTGCAACTGATAACCCAATCATGGCGGTCATTGTTCCATTTAGTTTTACTATACTTGATACTGGCGAGAACTTATCAAATAACACCATCGCTCCTATTAATTCTCCAAATACGACAGTCATCGCTCCAAGTGAACTTATTAGTTTATTTGAATCAATTAATGATATTGTAAGAAGTGATGCTGCTAATATACCTATTGCTACGGCGATTAACATTAAGGTCTTGGCTTTTATTGACGTCTGATATGCTTCTAAACTATCCCTTACTCCATCGAGAGTTTCTTTTATTTTACCAAGGAAGTTAGTACCATCTACCATACCAGTAAGCGAGCCTATAAGTTTTTTGATTCCAAATAATATAGCAGCAAATAAGCCACCATTTAAAAGAGTCATGACTGATCCATAATTAATGCCACCTAATGCTTTGGATATCATGTCGGACATTATCTTAAATGCACCACCAACAACCCCTGCTACTTTTTCAAGTGGAGATAAGTCAATTTTAATTTGTTTAATCCAATCAAGGTTTATTTTACTTTTCCCGTTTTGAAGTATATCGACTAAACCCTTAAGTGCTCCAACAACTCCATCTATTACTTTTGTAAAGAATCCAGTAGTCTTGATAGATTCATCTAATCCTACAAGCCATTGTCCAAGACTTGATGTTATACCTAGCAGAGAACCACTAACTGGCATTAAATATCCTATAAGTATACTAAGACCTTTAGCCAATGCTAATACCACCTGTTTACCAATATCCAGTACTGCAAATACACCTCTAAATGTATTGTATATCTTACCAGCTGTTTCGCTACTTATGGTGAGTCTAGCTGTGAATCGTTCAAATGCCATTGTTATAGCTACTAGTCTATCGCCCGTTGTTGCTGGAAATATATTTCTAAAAGCATTAGTGACAGGTTTCAATACCTTCATTAGATCATTAAATGCATTTGCCAAGCCTTTAATTAATGAATCCCTACCGCCATTATCTTTCCAAAATTTAAGCATTGCATTCCTTGCTGTAGCAGAGGCTCCTGCTATATTACCAAATCCATTATTAATTGCTGTAAAGAATTTAGCGGCTTCATCTTTATTGCCTATTATGTTTTCCCATGTCTGTGCCCATCCGGACTGTACTGATTCTTTCATTGTATCAATCAATTGGGTAAATGTCTTAACCTGAGTTGCTGCCAAAGTAAGAGCTGGATCATTAGCCATTTTGGAAAGAGTCTTTGTAAGTACATCCGCTGTAATCCAACCATCCTGTAATGATTCTCTGAATGATTTAGACATATCTCGACCCTTACCCATCTCTACTGCAGTTTTCTCCAATGCTTTTTGAAACAGTTCACCACCCATACCAGCATTAACAACTGAGTTCCAATCCATAAGTTTAACAGATCCACCTGCAATTGCCTGTGATAACTGATACATTGCGGTAGATGCCTGTAGAGCACTAGAACCCGAACCTGCTGCTAAGTTAGCAATACCCTTGATAGACTCAGTAGAGGTCTTCAAATCAACTCCTGCTGCTGTGAAGGTACCTATATTACGAGTCATCTCTGCAAAGTTGTATATAGTCTGATCTGCATATGTATTCAATTCATTTAATGCACCATTTACTTGGTCTAGGGTTGTACCCTTACTCGCAGTATTGGTCATTATAGTGGTGATTGCATTCATCTTTGTTTCATATTCAGTAAGACCTGTTTTAATTGGATCAATAGTTAATGCTTTAACTAGACTCATTCCTGCATGGATAGCAGAATTAGTTATATTCTGTAGAACAGTTATACCCATGATGCCAAGTGCTGAGAATTTATTATTTAAACTTTCGATACCACTTGCCATTCCACTAAGGGAAAAAGAGTTTGCAATTGATTGTAATGATGACAATCCTTTCGCAGCACCATCTAATTGAAGACCCTTCTTAAGTTGACCTAATGAATCTACACTAGTCTTAATACCACTCTCAAATTGTTTGTTGTTAAACTGCATATCGACAATACGTTGATCAATGCTACTCATAATTTAGTTACCTCCTTCCACATGTCATTTGCTAATTTATCAAATATTGGTTTCATTGCAGGATTAATATAATCTCTTCCCTGAACAAATCCTCCGTTTCTAGTACCATGCCCGTACTGAATAAGTATAGCTATAGGTACACCATTGTTAACATTTGAATTGAACCATGCTATTTTAACACCTTTGGCTGTTTGTACAACCTTGAAATCCCAGGAACTAGCTGTTTTGCCAGTATCAACTGGAGTTGCAGCAGATAAAGCAGCAATACCCGCTTGCCCACATCTGTTTAAGGCATTTAAATATTCAGCAGTAAGTGCCCTGTTAAAGAATGTTTCTGTAAGTTTAAAATTTCCTCTTTGAGTTATTGATATCATACTATTAACCCCCCGTGCCTAATGATTTTTTTCGAGCAGCATTTAATTCTGCATTTCTACTTATAAGTTCTTGCTGGTTCATCTTCTTCGGTGGGGCATTCTTTATATTACACACATTAATTAGTGTTAGTAGTCGATTTAGATGCCATTTCTGACACTCAAATGGAATATTCATAGATATCATCCAATAGTAAATAACCTCAGCAGTAATGATTTCTCGATTAGGACCATTGAGACTTTTCCTAAACTTTGTTGCCGTCATATCTGCTTCTATGTATTTATGAATGGTCAGAATATTTTCATTTGTTAATAGTTTGTAGATTGAGTCGTCTACATTTTGGGTTATAGTCATGCATCTTATGTAATCAATTGTTTCGTCAACAGTTTTGTCCTCTTTCGAGAGGAACGGTTTACTCCATTGTGACTCCCATTTTGACAGAGAGACCAATGAATGTTCTAATTGTAGGGTATGTTCTTTAGAATAGAAGAATTCATTCTTAGACTCATCCCATTGCTCGATAGCAGGTATCGTGATCTTTAACATTATATTGGCCTCCTTATCAATTTGGATTACTTTATACTATTGGGTATTATGCCATTAATGAAATCCGAAGCAGCTTCTGCATTACCAGATAACTCCATGAATAATTCACTATAGGCTTCTGTCTGAGAGAAATTATCTCTAAGTTCCTGATTCTTTATGAATCGTTTACCATCCAGCGACTTCTCGCCATATGATCTAAGGATCAAATCCTTGAAACTTTCGACTATTTTCTTTGAATCTAGTTCCATAACTATTTTGGTTAACGCCTTTGTTAAACCGCCATTGGCCGATAATTCCATTTCAACAGCTTCCGCTTTTGTAAGATTAAAATAAAAGTCCTCTTTTCTTTCGTTACCGTCAAAGTCGGTATAAGATATTGTTTTTTTTAACATGTATTAATCCCCTTTCGATTAAATGGAGGGGCCGAAGCCCCTAATAATATTATGCTACAGTTGCAAAGTTCTTAACTGATGCTGCCAGTGTCTGTCCATAGACATCTACTACGCCACCAATTGTAACAATGTAAGTGGTAGTTCCAGTGAAGTCTGTAGTTGGGTCGAAGGTAAGTACTTTCTTGGCAGTATCCCAAGTCTTAGCACCTGCAACAAGAACACCTGCTGCCGATGTAACAACGATTGCTTCCTGAACTATAGCATTGTTGAATGTCATAACAATGTTAGCAGTCTTAGCAACTGATGCTGCGTCATCCAAAGGTAAGATTGTTACTGAAGGAGCTGCTATAGTTCCACCAGTTACGATAGTTGTTATTTCATCTGGAAGCGGTAATCTAGCAGAAGCACCTGCTGTTCCAAATAAAAGATCTTCAAGGGTAGCCAGTTTAGCTGGATCTACTTTGGTTGAATCTATTACCAAAGATGCAGTTGGTTTCTTACCAGTAACTGATACTGGAACAGTACTAACATCCCATGAGAAGGTTATTGCTTCAGGTGAATCGTTGATTGATTTGTAAGCCTTCTCTGAAGGAGCAGCAGTTGCTCCATATATCAAGTGTAACTTATATCCATAAGCCTCACCTGTAAGGTCGTTACCAATGATTGTTTTGTATGCCAAACCAAATGCCTGTCTAGCCTGCTGTCCAATAGCAACTCCAGTTCCAAGTGCTGCTGATCCATCACATGCTGCAAATTCATCTGGATATGTGTATGCTTCAACTGAAGCGGCAAACTGTTCTGCTGATGTAAGACTCAAATATTTTATGTCATCTGCATATATTGGATTTGGTTCTGCTCCTGATGGACTTTCTGTAACACTAACAAGACCATTCCATGCAATACCTGCAGGATATGCTCCAGCTGACTGTGGGTAAACTACACCCTGTTTAACACCGGTTTCATAAAGTTTCTGTCCGGCCTGATCCCAAACTAATTTAGACATATTCGTGATTCCTCCTTTTAGTAGTACAAATTATAAACATAGTGATTAAGATTATCTGTTGCGAAATATCGGTCAAATGAACATAATGGTAGAAGGGCTAGTTTATCCATAGTTATATTGTCTGGATTCTTGTCAATCAAAGTTACAGTATATCGTTTTTTAAGACGATAAGGATTATCATCTGCAAACTTTGTATCTATGTCACTTATGGAAAATACAATACATGGGTAATTTATTTTAAATGATTCTGGTGGTTGAAAATAAACATCAACAAGTAATCCTTCTAGTAACGTCTGAAGTCCTAGCCTAGTTCCCATTATATACACCTCCAATCGTTAAAGTAAGACGAGGTCTCTGAACATCAATATTAGTGATTTTCCAAGAAACCCCCATCCATTTGATATATCTCATAGCATAGAAATTCCCATAGGCATATGGATCGGCTACAATACTAATCTCGTTACTTATAGTTAGATTATCATTGAGACTTTCTCCTGACTGATAACGTCTAGAGTTTTTAACAACATCTCCAGAGTAAGTTCGTTCAGTTATAACTTCAGTCCATACCCCAGGTGTAGTTTCTATTGTTTCAGCGTAGCCGATTACTCCATAAAACTTTGCCATTTTGAAGTTCCTCCTTCTGTAAGAAGTATGGTTTGTCTTTTGTGTCATAGCAGTAGGAACTATTTGGACAATTCATTGTATGTTGTAACTGACAAGTTGTACATCCTATTACTTCCATTTGTGTCTTTAACAAAAGACTCACCATCCTATCTACTTATTATGCTCCTACTTTAACCTGCTCAATAACAAGAGCTGACTTAGGGTGTATAAGTGCACCAGAGCATCTAGTCTCGATCAAGTATTTGTACTGGTTGTAGTCGATGTCGAAGTCATCAAACATTCCTATCTGACCACCCTTATCAGCGCCCATAGCATAGTCACCAAGACTAACTAGTATACCTTTAAGAGAAAGTGTCTCTGCTCCAACAACTCTTTCTAAACCAACCATAGGTGGAACTTCAACGATCTTTGAAACTCTAAGTGATGCTTCAAGATCAGCAACAGTGTTGTGGATTCTTCTTCCTAAGCTATCTTTAAGTAAGAGCATGTCAGTCAATATACCAGTAGTAGTGTAGAATGCTGGAGTACCACTACCTTTATAGTTCTCTCTTGACTTTATGATCTCATCTATGAGTTCCTGAGTGTCTTTGTCTGCTGCCACCTTAACGTGGTGAGCATAAAGGTCATTGTCAGTGTAAATAGGTCTGATACACTGGCTATCAACTTTATCTAAACTTGCAATATCTCGTCCATCTCCAACAAGAACAGCTCTAGCAAGTTCCTCGTCAAGCATCATTCTCATTTCAGCCTTCAACCAAGCAACTACATCTAGGTCGGTTATATCAAGTATGTCATCTCTGTCAAGTTTCTGTTTCTTGTAGATTGTAGTAGGGTAAGTAGTTCTCTTAGCAAGTGCGAAGAACTCTTCCTTTTTAACATTTCCTTTAACATAACCCTTAGCTCTTGCATCTTCAAGAGATATATCTGCATATATGGATTTGATTCTTGAGAATGGAGTATGTTTTGTTCCATCCATTACAGTTGTAACCCATGCCATATCTCTCTTAAGGAAGTCTGGTGAGTTAACAATGTTCTGCGCATCTGGGAACAGCATGTCTATATTCTCTATGCCATATGTAACTGCATGTGCGAGTACAGCATCCTTAAGTGATCCCCTTTTCTGTGCATCTGAGAATATGTTCTTTACATCTGCATGTGTAAGTTCTGCTCCACCACCAATATCGTCTTTGCTTTCAAATATGTTATGTTTCATCTCTTCGCCTCCATCATTGTATGCCTGCTGTAAAGCGGCATCATTATTTGTTGTAGCTTCGTCTAGTGCTGCACCGATCATATAATAAACAACATTTTTCTGTTCTTCATTAAGACTATCGAATACCTCCTGAACTGTAGGGTCTGCTGCTGGTGGTGCTGTTTTTGCTGCTGGTGCTGCTGGTGCTGCTGCATGAGTTACGCTATTTTCATTAAACATTGTTATCTCCTCTCCTGAATATATAATTGCTTCGTCAGTACTTTCATCAATACTACCATCACTATGTTGAAATGATATATTATCAATTAAGGCTCCTGGATTAGCTCCTGTTAAAACTAAACTTACTTCGCGAATTGCTCCGTGTAGAACATCTCCGCCATTTTGCTTAAGATTATTAGCATAAATAGATAATGCCGATATATCACCATGCTGTACTAATTCTTTAGCATGTATACCTGCTGTACTTCCATTAACTACACAATATGCATATACCCCATCTGCTCTATTTTCAAGAATTGCATGACCTAGAACATTCGTAGGTTCAGCATGTGAATGCTGCCAAACAAGTGGAACTGTCGCACCATCATTATGTTTGAATGCATCTCTACGAATTACACGTCCGTCAGAGCATTTCAAATCATTTTTTGTAGCGTATCCACTAAAATCAAATTTCATATTAGTTTGTCCTCCTTTTTAAGTAGTGGTTCCACTTGGTAAGAGTGGAGTTTCAGGGTTCACTGGTGAGTTAATATTCTTGTTCTTTAACTCATCAGCTTTAGGATCACTCGACGGCTTAAATCCAATAATACCTCTAAATTCATTAGATGATAGAATTTCATTACGAGTAAACTTATCGGCCATATCAGCTAATTGACTGACTGGGACCAACTTGAATGGGTCTCTAAAGAATAGTATTGATTGATTCTGAGACCTTGCAGTCTTAGTTAGGAACTTACGTTTCATCTCATCAACTAATGCTGATAGGATTGGTTCGATAGTTCGGTTAAAGTAGTTCAACATTTCTTGTTCACTTGCTGAGCCATTAAAGATGGATTCGGTAATACCTAACTGGCCATATAGCATACTTGTTAGATATGTAATCTGCCCCATCAAATTATTCTCAGTGGGTCGGTTTAACTGAGTGATACGTTCTGTACCATCAGTATAAGCTATACCGTATTTTGAACCTGAAAGTTGATCCACTATATCCTGTCTACGAATTTCGGCTTGTTCCTTTCTGGCTGCGGTTTTAATTACATAAGGCAATTGTATTATAAGATCGAGTTTACCTGAACCACTCTGTTCGTCAATAGCATCCAGCAGATTTAACTTTCGTATTAGACGTTGGAGGGTTGAGTTTGGCTCGTTCATAACCGAGTAGAATGGATTTTCTATAATAGCGACCATACTTTTTGGAACTGTTATGTCTTCTTTCTTAGCTGTCTTTTCATTATAAACCTGAAGCTTGACATGAGCTGGATACCACTCTAATATCTTCCCAACTCTTACCTTTTGAATTTCATATGAGCTAGATAATGATGGATTTATAGTAGTATCTGTTGGGACTATAGCAACCTGTCCCTCATCGAACATTGATAACACAATATCCTTAATAAAAGATCTTCCTGTCTGATCCACGTTCGCATCTAATGATAAACAATCATTGAGTCCAGATAGAATAGGCTCTAAGAACCTACCATTTTGATCTGTCCGAACATGCTGTATGGAGATTGCAGCTACATCTGTTGAGATACGACTATAGATTGAATTAACTATAGATCGTTCATTACCCATCGATAATCTAGCTTTATCTGGTCTAGTATAATTACTAGGTCCGTAATCAGTGTAACTATTTGGTTGATCACCCTTGAATGAATTCCAAGCATGTTTCAATCTTGTCCTAAATGTTTCTTTTTCTTGCAACTTCTCACCTCCTTTATGCTGTGAGGTTACGCTCTTCATTTAGCTTTAATAAGCTGATCCGAGAGAGACTCTTCTCCAGTTTTTACCACCAAGTGTGTTATCAGCAATGCATCTATACATATATGTAGCATCGACCATTACCTGATTTATGGTTCCAACTGTTCCATCTACACCACCCGAAAGTTTAGTAGCTGCTCCAGCAAAGGTTGCATTAGCCATTACTTTTCCAATAACTACATTGTTTCCAATAACACCACCAACTTTGGCAGTAAGTTCAACTGTATCACCAGTACCATCTACTGCTCCAACGCCCTGTGTATCCAAGGTGGTTATTGCAGATACTAAAGCTATTATAGCATTAGCGGCAGTACAATTTGTTCCCGATGTTAAGGTAGAACTAGCAAATAGATTTGTTCCTGCAGTGAAGGTTTTAGTTGAAGCAATTGCATTACCAGCAACTCCACCAACCAAAGCGGTTATAGTACAGGTATTTGTTGTAAAGTTTGCAGCTGTAACTAACGGATGAGCTAAGTTAAAGGCATCTGTTCCGTTTATAGCAGCAACAATGTTTATCTTAGCAGCAGCTAGATCAGCACCTACTGATATTTCACCATCGCCATCAGCAGTACCAACTGGAACAAAAGTATATACCTTAGTACCGATAGTCATAATATCGCCACTTGTTGGTTTAGTATCAACAGTTAATACAACAGAAGCTTTACCTGTATATGTAGAAATATCTACAGCTTTGTTTGTTACTGCTGTTTTGGTCTGAGCAGTATCTGCTAAGAATTCATAGACATCAGATCCAGCAACTAATGGGTTATCAATAGTTACTTTTTCACCATCAATAACTACACCTGTTAGAGTTAGAATTTTTCCAGCACTAACTGCGTTTACTGGTGTTCCACTGATAACTTCCATTTCGGAAATTCTGGTTCCAAGGTTCATTTCTTTTGTGTGAATATTGATACCATTAATCTTTGCAATCTGTCTAGCGGTTAATCTTACCATTTTAAATTTCCCTCTTTCTTTTTAGATTTTAGTAGTTATTCTTTTTATTGACTCCTGCGGCTATAGTACTACCTATGGCATGTCCTACACCACAATAAGTTCCAAAAGTTCCTAAAAGAACTCCAGCTTGTAGATGACCAGTTTTTATTAAAACGGCACCAGCTACTTGTGATAGAGCTACCGTTTTTAAATCTTTTAGTAGATTCTGACTCAGTGTTTTACCATTTCCTAATTTTCTGATTGAGATTTGTTTATCTCTTTTTTCTATTGATTTTTCTATTGACTGTTTGTCTCGTTTATCATAGGCAGCTTGTCTTTTCTTTGTAAAACCGACACTTACATGTCCGCCATTATTAAGTCTATTCAAATCTCGTTTGTTAAAAGCATCTTGTCTATTTGCAGTGAGACCTCTGCCACGTCGTCCCCACTTCATTCCTGTCTTACCGTAATGTTCTAGTGAATCTTCAGATATTGTACCTTTACCCCACTGCATTCCCATAACACCATGATGTCTTAACTCATTATCCATTATTTCACCTCCTGGCCTACATGTTAGTTTTAATTAAAGAGCACTCACTTTTTTACCACCATGTTTTGTAAGAATCGAAGCAGCATGAGCTTGAGCTTTTGCTATTTTCTTAGCTTTTTTTGCTGCCACCATCGCATTTGTAGTAGTATTAATATCTTTTATCTGTCTATTTGACATTAATTGTCCACCGGTAGCAAGAGCCGCTACAGTACTTACTTTATGTCTTGGTATAGTTTTTACTTCTGCAACCGTCGTTAGTATTGGATGCGTAACTGCATTTTTTACAAACTTAACACTTCCAAACACTCGATCTTTAGCCCATACTTTACTACGATGACCCCATTTCATTCCTGGCTTACCGTAATGTTCTAAATGCTCATCATTAGTGTTTCCCCAATGCATACCCATTACACCAAAGTGTTGTGCTTCATTGTCCATTATTTCACCTCCTGTCTAGTTTATCCACCGAAGTTCTTTTTCCATTGTCTAGCAGTTTGGTAGGTATCAACTGCCGTTTTTGCTGACTTCAAAGCTGAACTAACTGCACTATCTATCGCTGGTTTATTTTGAGTGTATAGAATATAGCCAGCTGCTAATGATGTTGTTCCTGTTAGAGTCTTAGCTACGATTGCCGCACTTCTATTTGCTTGATCTTTAGTTGCTCGGCCTCTACTGTTCGCTATAGCTTTATTATTTATTTTGGAATAGTTGATTTCAGATAAGGCTTTATCATATGCTGCTTTATACTGAGGATTTTTCATCTTCTCCTCAATTTCTTTTTTAACAAGTCGTCTCTGTATACCAGCACCTTTTCCATATGCTTGACGGGCTACTTCATGCTTAGTTGCATCTTTCTTTGCTGACTTATTGAGTTTTTTTTCGGCATGTCGTTGTCCCCATTTCATTCCTAATTTACCAGAATGTTCTAAGTTGTTCATTTTGCACCCCCTTATTCAAAGGCATCTTTATTTACTTTATAAGCAATATAGGCATCCATAAGAGCAGAGACACTATCAATCTTTTGCTCATATCGTTTTTTCAGCAATTTACGATTACCATTTGTATCTTCTAGAGTAACACAGTTACCCATTGTAAATGACATTAGTTCCTGATCAAATATAAGCATTCGTTCTTCTGCTAAATTCTTAAGTTCACCCAATGGTACTGATTCAGTCTTGGCACCCTGGATTACTTTCTCAATTCCGTAAGGACCATTCTCTGTTTCCCATCGAGTAACAAATTCTTTAGCATTGTAAGGGTCAAATCCAAAACTTCGCACATCATAATCTTCATCAATAACAAACTGATCTAAGTCTTCATAGACCTCCATCATGTCTAGTACGGTCCCTTCTAAGACCATCAAACTTCCTTCATCTAAGAACTGGTTGTATTTACTTCTCATCGCTCCTGGAAGCTTCATAAGAGTTAATGACGTGATATAGCATCTAGTCTTAATCCCAAACTTACCACCAGCTAACGGAAACAAGAATGTGAATGCACAGAAGTCATCTCCCTGAGACATATCAGCTCCCATAGAACAAACCATCTTCCAGAAATTACGTTTCTTATGTGGCAAAGTTTCTTCATAAGTAAAGAAGTAGGTATAGCCTTCCATTGGGAGACCAAACCTCTTTGCTAAGATATCATTCCTAGAAGCAGGTGCTTTCTCTGCTCGTTCAACGTCTAATTGATAGACTTCATATGTAACAGTCTTGCCAAGATTAGGATTTGCCTTCTGCCAGGTTGATGGATCATTAATTTCTTTGACATCATCGAGTTTATACCACCAGATAGAAACATGTGGATTTATGTAGTCACCTCTAAGTATGTCCATTAGCTCCATTTTGATTGTATCTCCACTTCCGTTTCGAACAGTACCTTCTGAACTCGTTGCTACAATTAAGTAGTCATCAAGTTTAGATGCACCCTGCTCAATGGCACCAACAACATCCTCTCGAATGTCACCAGAGAGCCACTCATCAACAGTTGCTATCTTTGGTCGTAGTCCTTGTAGTTTATCAATGCTCATAGGTCGTACTTCTATTAGTGAGCCTGTAAGGAAGTTCTCAACACCCTTCTTAGTGGATGCTAACTTAATCCTGTTGGCTCTAGAGCCTGTTGTGTTCTGTAGAGAACCCTCGGTTAAGAATTGAAACAAAGGACCTCTTGATCTTGTAATGGCAGTTCGTATAGGAGACATAACTTCATCAGCCTGCTTCATGGTTGGAGCTGTAGTAATCTGATGAGTGGTTGTAGTATCAACATTATGAAAGTAAGATTGAATACATGAATCATATAATGATTTTGCAGCACCTCGGCCAACAATCAAATACTGTTTGTTAATCAATCGCTTCTTAATCATCTTACGTACATACTTACCACCATGGTTGTCTGGTGATGGTTCATAGATACTTCGTTCAACAAAATAGTACCATCCAAATACTGCTTCAGCCCATAGTTTGAATGAATCTAGTAGTACCAAATCAGCACCATCAGTTAGAGTAAGTTCTTTTTCACAATACTTAACAAATCCATCTACAACACCACTATCATAGTAGACTCCAGGATTACTTATTAGTTCGTCTATACGATTCATCTCCATAGAGATTTCTTTACAGACTGGTATCTCTCCACGAATAACTGCATCACGAAATTCTCCATAATATTTTGGTGTTGCTGTATTTGATAGTCCCATTTACATACCTTTAACGAAACTTAGTTGAACAGGACCTTTTGGTTTTATGGCTTTTTTTAATAACGAGTCTAATCCAGCTGACATACCCTTAATTACCACATTACTAAGAGCTTGCTTGGAAGAATTAACTAGGACATCATTGGCATATTTTCTACCAGCTGACATATCCTGTTTACTTAAATCTTTATATGATCTTTCTAACTGAAGTCTAGTATTTAGAGTCTGAAGATCGGCATTAGACATTTCTCTAATTTTCTTAGTTTTAAGTGTCTGTTTTTGTTTAAAATCTTCGCTATCAGTAGAGTGAGTTTTCATTTCTGATAACTTGGCTCCCATTTTTTTACTAAGAGTCCCTGATCTGCCTGATCTACGTCCCCAATGCATACCTATCTTACCATAATGCTTTACAAAATCAGTTTCAACCTCTAGTGTATCGTCAAAACTTCCCATTCTTCCTACAAAATTTTGATAGTCTTTATCCATTTTATTATCACCTCTATCCTTATGTTTTAAGTGGCATCTACTGTTATAGCAAACATTTTGCGTTCACTATCAAACTCTAATTTCTTATAAGTTAACTTATTTGGGGCTAATATGCCCTCTTGATTACTTCTTGTATTAACAAGAGATTTTCCATCATTTGTTTTACCATCGGCTAAGACTCCAGGTGTTCCCTTACAATTAATAATCATATATGTATTGTAGGTTGAAGCTGCTGTTGGATTAACTGCTCTCCAGGTATCTATTGCAAATAAAGGAGATGTACTTGTCGAGAAAACTCTATTTTCTTTTAGCGATTTTCCACTGAAGTTTTTAGAAAGTAATGAAATGTTATTTTGTAGTTCTTCTTCAGACATCGTATCTAGTTTTTTCGCTACGCCATTTATGGAAAATTTAAAATTACAACTTCGATACACTGTAACATCGTTTATTGCATTCTTTCCAAGTGTTTGTTTTAACTTTGCTGCTTCTGCTGCAATCTCTTTAGGTGTTCCTATTGCTAGATAATTATTAACACTTCTAGAATACCTAGCCGAGTCAGTATAAGTCTTTAAATTAAGAATATCTTGTTTATCCAAATTATCATACACTGTTTTAGCATGAGTTTTGATACCTACTTTTTCTATTGCTAGAAGTGCATTTTTATTATTTGGAAGAACACCGGATTCTTTACTAGATGCTTTAGTAAGATCTGCTAATAATTTTGTATCGTCATTTACTTTAGTTGTCATCTTATGAACTTTGTATTTTAGTTCTCGAGGATTAATTTTTGCTCCTACTGAATATGCAGTTTTTTCAATACTCCCGCTTGTATGTCCCCACTTCATTCCCATAACACCATGATGCTCTAGATACTCATTATCTCTCATTTTACACCTCCTCTGGAACTATGACTTCTGGAACGTAAGTCTTATTCTCAACTTGTACATTTAATCGCCACTCCATCTCTGAGGCTAGTTGTTTCATAGCCTCTAATACAAAAGAACTGGATGGTGGATCAAATAATAAACGAACTTTTAAGTAAATAAAAGTTTTAATTGCTTCTATATCAGTACGTTCACCAATCATATCGTTCCAAACATCATCTGAATTTAAGATTATAAATCCATCCGGAGTTACGCCTATTTGATTTAGGGTCATTATAACTGAATTAATATATATTATGATTTCAACATCAAAGTTAGTCATATCGGGTTCTATGCCCAACATCTTTTTAATAGATATAAGAATACTATCCATGTTAATTGGGTCTGGTGTAATTACATCGGTCATACTAAGTTCTCCTTTCTTAACGCCAAGGACAAGTATCGTTTTGGCATCTCTCATTTGGGGTTTGTGGTAGTAGTGATGGATCACCATAGTGTATGGCATTATGTGTTCTGAATGTAGTACAGATTAAAAACTTTTGATCGTATAGAATATCTCTATCAAGTTCAACATCTTCTATACTTATTGGATTCATGTGATGAACTAGTATATGCCTATGAATCTCTTGTCCTTCTATGCCTAAGTCACATCCGTTATCTCTTATGATTATATCATTTCTAGTTCGTTTCCATCTTTTGGATGTGTATAGAATTTGATTTAGGTATCGGTCAAATCCAAATGTAGTTTCTCCAACCTTACCCTTAAGTCTTAAGTATTGGTATCGTTCATCAAAGGAATTAAGTTTTTTTAATTCTGAATAGGTCTTCATTTCTTATGGTTTAATATATATTCCATCTCTGGAGCACTTGGTCCTACTTTTAAAGTCATGTTCTTATAAACCAACACTGATATAATTAGTGAACCTATTACTAATATTTTCTTAACATCCATACTATCTACTCCTTTCCAACATACGCGTTATTTCAGTGTTTGATAACTTGGTATTAGGATTATCTTTACGATAGTTAAGTGTTTCCCTAGTCAGTGATTGTTTACCTAGTGCTTTGACTCCTGTATTGATACCAGTAAACCCTAATATTATGCCCGCAAGTTGACCTCCTGCTTTAACATTTTCTACCGTATGTAAATGCCCGTATGCTAATTTCTCAGATTTTTTAATTATATCTTCTGTTACTTCTTTAACCCCTACTACATCCACCAAACCTTTAGAGTTGAATGTTATAATTGGATTGAAGGTTCGGAATCCACTTAATTGGTTATCGGTTATATCTTTTATAGCATTATAACCATCTTTACTTAATGCTTTCTTAAAAGGTTCGGTTATTGATTCCGCATTTGGTCTATGATCAGCCATTGCCATATTAACTATTTTATAAACATCTTTTGTGACTTTACCATCAACTATATCGTCAACAGCTCTCTTTCTAACTTTATCAAGTCCAGGCCAACTATCAACATAATCACCAGTCTGGTATAAGATGTAAGACTTTAGTTTTTCATGGTAATCTGGGTCAGTCTTAATAAGTGAGGCTATTGTTTTTCTACTATTCTCTGGCGATACCATCTTAATGTCTTTTAAAACATGAATTTCTTTATCATATGGAGTTTTGCCAAAACCAGATATATTTCTGGCAAAGATACCTTTATACTTAGAGTTATCTATTTTATCCAGTATCTTTCCCTTTTCACCAACTCTTGTTGAGTAGAATGCATCACGAATATCCTTGGTATTCTCCGCTGATATGTTCGATAACTTGGTACCACTTTTTATTATCTTATCGACTCTATCATCATGATACTTGTAAGCTAGATATGCACCTCCGGCTACAACTGTTGTGGCTCCAACGGCTATCAATAAATTCCTAGTTTTTATATGCTTATAGGCCGCCACTGATGCTTCGTCGTTAGACATACCTTTCTCTTTATACTTAGATTCAACTTTAAGTTGGGATTTAGATTTAGGACTTGAATTTATTTTATCTAAAATCTTAGCACTTTTTAAATCTGTTCGAGCATAATCATACTCTCTCATTGCTGAGTCAAATCTTTTCTGATCAGATGCACTTGCATACGTTGATCCTGCTCTATTATACCTTTCAGTCTCTTTTCTAAGAATCTTTTCTTGACTCTTTAGATTTGCATGAGCTTTTTCGATGGATGCAGATATTTCTCCTTTATGATGTCCCCAATGCATTCCCATAATACCATGATGTGCAAGTTCATCTAAAGAAGGATTGTCTATACTAGTCTCCATCGTCATTACCTCCTTTTCCACTGTATGATTTCATTGCATTAAGGGCATTTGCATATAATTCTTCTACCTTCTTTGCTGATTGAATAGCATCTGTCTTGGCTTGTATGAGTTCTTTTTGTTTCATAAGAATCTCTTTCTCAATTCTTTCTTTGGTCGAACCAAGTTTTAAGAAGTGAGTTATAACTTGTGACGATGCCGTTCCTTTGAGAAGTTGTTTCTCTGCCAAGTCTACAGCAAAGGCTATCATTTGACTTTCTCTTGCTTCTGGTGTAGTAGCAGGAGGCTGGCGTTTCGGTGAATCATCTTTCTTGGACACGGCCATCAGTTGTTCACTCCTTTCTATTACTTTTATGTAAGTTTTAATGTGTTCCTAGACACTTTCAGGTATGGCGACCCGACTTTGGACAATCAACATCTCTTGAAAGGGGAGAGAATGGCCACCATGAACCACTTTTGACTAAAGAAGCCGTCGCCATACTTGAAAAGGTCTAGGAAAATGTCCCACCGGAGCTTTTTTTAGGACGAACGCGATATGGAGGGGGGGTAGGATTTGCGAGGGACCCCCCACTATTGGTTTATTCTACATCTTTAGTTGCTCGCGTATAGATTCCTAAAAGATTTAATTTAATTATGTCATCAATAGCAGATTCAATTGCTAAATGCTGATCGAGTTCACTTAGTTCATCACTTGTTCTTACTATTCTAGATAAGTAACTAAGAGAATGATAACCTTTTGATTCATCAAAGGCATACCATTCATCGAAATCATCGAATGGATCGAATGGATTATCGGTTGTAGTTAACATTGATTGTTTCATAAAGATTACTCCTTTCTTAGTTCATGTATGATGATACTGTAGAAGTTGATACACCTAATTCATCGGCTATCTCTGCTTGAGTATGGCCACTCTTAATTAAGTTTTTCATCCTTGATTCTTGTGCTGTTGTCACTGTAGGTTTAACTCTAGGTGTTGCTAATTGCTTAACTAAATCAGGGCTAGCATTGTTAAGTATCTGACTTAATGTGTTATTACTAACAGCACCTGCTTGTATAGCTTCCCATTCTTTATTTGTTATCTCGACAGGATCTTTTTTCGCACCCATTCTAGCTCTTGCTTCTGCTAAGGCTTGATACTTGTACTTTTTAATCTCACTGAGTTCCATGTCAGGGTTGGCTGCCTTCTTGGCTGCTATATTGAGTCCTGCTATTCTATTTGCATTCCTCTCTAGAGGAGCATTCTTTAACGCTACGTTTAGTTTAGCATTAAGTGTAGCTACTTCTTTAGCATAGGTCTTTGCTGCAGAGGCGGAGTACAAAGAAGGTGGGGTACTGATGTATGCTTTCCTTGACTCATTTGCTAATGCTTTTAATTTGTTTGCATGCTCAGCATATACCGTTTCCATAGTAGTTCCAGATGATAACTCAAATGCATCTTTTGCTTCTGCCATCTTAGTAGACTTGATTGTTTTCGTGACAACTGTTTCTTTAATAGGCAGATTAGGATTCTCTAACAATGCCTTTTTAACAAGAGCATTATATACACTAAGTATTTTCTTCTTTCCTGTTTCTGGATCGGTTATAGTTACAGTTTTCTTGATATAGGACTTTCCTGTATTTGTATATAATTTATTTCCTGTAACAGGGTCAATATATATTCTCTTTTCTTTACCTGTTTTGGGATTAATAATACCATTACCGGTTCCAATTACTCGATCATCAACTCTATAATCAGAAGAGGCTTTGGATATTAAGGTAGAAGCTCCTCTTATTGCACCACCTTGATAAGTCTTTTTTAAAGCAGCAATACCATTATCAATAGCTGATTGTTTATAATCTAAATGATGTTTTTCAGCATCGATTACAACCATGCTATGTTTAACGGCTCTAACTATTTCCTCATTTTTTGCACCCTTAATAGTCATATCTGTAATAAGATTAGAAACATTTCCCATTTCAATACCTTTAGTACGAGATGACATTTTTGGTGCTGAGTCAGGTAATTTGTATAATGCTTTTGGATCGAAATCCTCAAGTTGTTTAAGAGCTGGTTCAGTTCTTATTAATGGTTTACCATTTCTTCCTCTATTAGGAATAACTAAAACAGTATCACCATCAAAATCTGCTCCTGACAATCTTTCAGCTACTTTAGGATGTATACCAACAGCATCAATTAGTTTTCCATGAAGTTTTTTAGCAATTGGTTGCTGATTGTTAACTGTTAGTTCTGGTATTTCAAATATACCACCATGTGGATATCTAACAAGAACTACTTTTTCCCCATTTCGATAGGTTGGAGCATATATCTCTGTATCCTTCATACTTGGAATTGGTAATATAACTCTTGACCCTTGTCTTGGTAGAGCCGCTGCTTTTAGATGTACAGCTGCTGAATCACAATCATCAGAAAAGCCATCAAGTAGTTTTTTTCTAACAGTTGGATTAGTCAGAGTCATAATTTCATCAAATTCTTTTTTCTTAGAGGCATAAGCTAATCCGAGTTGTTGTTTGGCAAGATCTGGGGTTTGTTTAGATAACATCTGAGATGATATATTTTTAGACCATTTTTCCCAATCGCCTTCTTCATTAACTATATTTAAGGCACTTACCTTTACACTTTTTTTAACCAAATCTTCTGGTATTTTCATTATTTTAGCTATTTCAGAATAAGATTTACCTTCATTCTTTAATTCTAACATTTTACCTGAACCTGGTGTTTTTTTACCTTCTTCAGTTACAAAATGTTTTTGTCTAATGGTTGCACCAAATGGGTTATCAGGATCTATTAATCCAGTTTTCTCATCGGCCATTGATTTAAACACTTTACTAGCTGGTGTAGTTTTTGATTTATTGGAGTTATACATTACATCAATTCCTGGAGGGAGTTTATCAGTATATATAGCCATACCTTTTAAGTAATGAGTATCATCTACAGCTATACGAACTTGAGCATATCGCTTACTCCCTAAAGATAATTCAGGAACACCCATTCTTAATTGGATAACACCATCCATTTCTTTTCCGCCACTACCATCATCCGCATAGTTTATTTTAACTCGTTTGGAACTTATACTATTAGGGGTCTCAATTCCAAGAATAGTTCGACCACCATCTTCAGAATATTTATCATTAATCATGTGAATTTTATCTTTGTTGTTCATAACTTCTGCCCATGTAGTTCCTGGTTTAGCAACTACTAACATAGTTGTTATTTTACCAGTACCTTGTTGGTCAATTGGAATTTCATGTGTTACATACCCTTCTTCTTCTAGTAATCTAACAGCTGTTTTAAGTTGAGTTCTTTTAATACCAATATATTGTTCTGTTTGAACACCAATATCAACATAACCAGGTTTTGTGTCTAGTTCATCTTTCAACATATTAGATATGTTTCTAATTGTACTGGCTTTTTCTAAAACACCTGGTTTTAATAAATCTCGAATTGATGATTCATTTCTACCCATGATTTCACCAATCTTAACATTACTATATCCCTTTTGTTCTAACATCATAGCTTTATGAGCATCTGCTATTTTCTGGTCAGCGTTGGCAATTGATCTTCTTTGTCTATATTGGTTAGAGTTCATGCCTAATCCTGTTGCTATTTCATTATCAGTCATACCTTGTTTTTTCAATTCTTCTATTTGAGTTAGTAGTGTTTTACTTCTTTGTGGCATTTGTCCTGACCCTTTTGGATATCGACCAGAGGTGCCAGTGCCAATATGACTTAGTTCATTATAGATAATCATATTCTCCTCCAATCTTTAATTTAGTAATCTTTTGGTCGAATACTATAATTTTGTCCATGATATGTAGGATATCTTCTGTTGGTGGGGTATGAATTAGAACCTCATCCATTTGGTATAATCTTAATTCTGTATCTATAGAAGTTGGGTCTATCTTGTATTCTAAACAGAATAAAGCAGTATATACTTCTAGTTGTCTCATAGATGCTGGAGTAATTCCAGTTTTTAAATCATGAATTCTAAGCAAGTTTTGTCTATAGGATATGGCATCCGCTGTGCCAAAACAATTCTCTGAATAATACAAAGGTTGTTCTGTTGCCATCTTATAACCTATAGCATCATTTACATAAAGGTTCATTGTCTTCTTTGATTTAGGAAGTTTGATTCCTAATTTTATACACTCACTAGCAAACTCATGCAATCTAGTTCCCTGCATAGTTGCTAAAAATTTAGAGTAAGTAGATGCAAGTTTCTCTTCATCATAGTTCACCCAATGATATTTGGATGCACTAAGGAATGCATGTTGACCTGCTAGTTCGAAATGTGTGTTGAAGTTCATTTATTACTTCCTCCTTTATCTCAGGCCATATTGCACTAGCATAGGACATCTTATCCAGTACTCCAAGATAGTATTCTTGGTTAGGTTGATAGCTGGATTTAGAATTTTGTTTACATTCTAGAGCAGCCCAGGTATTATTATATAGTATTAATAAATCAGGAAAGCCTTGAATGTAATTAGCATCATTTTTTAGAATTATACATCCTTTAAATAGGAATTCAAGTTCATCAATTAACTTAGATTGGAACTTACTTTCTAACATGGATTATCTCCTTTGCAAAAACAAAATAATAAGATGGGCTTATTCTATCCCTCTATTATAGTATATGTTATTTTCGCGAGGTTAAGAATCTATAAAACGATGTATGTTGAAATTCTTTTTATTTTTTAATGCCCTTGCTATTGCTAGGTCTATTATTGAGTTTGACTTAATATGATAGTAATACAAGTATGTGAATGGTGTATTAAGACGGTCGATTCGTCCCGCTGCCTGAACCATGGTCTTGTATGAATAGTTTTGTGAGTAGAATATGATTGTGTCTGTCTCTATACAATTCCAACCCTCTGCACCCGCTGTATACTGAACTAAATATATCCATGATTTAGTTTTTGGAATCTCTTGATGGGCATGTCCATTCCATTCACTGGTTGATATTTTTAATGTGTCACCTAATTCTTTAAGCATAGACAACTCATAATCAAAATTATAGAATATGATTACTTTCGGATGCTCCTTGATTATCTTAGTTATTTCTTCCAACCTAGACGGATCACTATTAACCACCTTTCTCATTAGATAGCATACTTCACTGATGGACTTGATTGGTTTCTCAGTATATGGGTTCCATCGTTTAAGGAGAACTGTGTCAAGAGGTTCTTTTTTAAATGGAACATTTATAGTTTTATCAATTGCAATTGTTTGTTTGGTATATTCCATTCTTATGGTTATCTGTTCTCTTAATCGGCTAAGGTGACCTTGCTCCATAAAGCTCTCTATCTTTGGATATTTTGTAAATCGATTATATACGGCGTGTCGCCTAAGAAACTCAGTACGGTTCTTATAGAACTTATTAGCTATGAAGACAGGAATATAGTCGGTCCAAGTATCACCTGGTGTAGCACTAAGAAGAATCCAATTATTGTTCTTTACTATCTTTAAGAATGATTTGACCCAGGTGCCTGAACCAACTAATCGCTGTTCATCAAATATAAAGAATGCATTCCTAACTTTGATATACTTTGATATATTATTCCATGAGTCAACGATGACTGTACTCATACCACAATCTTTCTTTGTTGATATAAGGAAAGGAGTACATTCCCCTTCCCATTCTAAAGTATCTCTTTTCTTAGCTGTTGTAATGATATAAAGGTCTTTTGGTTTTGTCATGGGAGAGAATTCCCCAACACCATTTACATTCATAGTACCTTTACATTCTTTCAGAAAATAATAAGCTATGGCAGTTCTCGATTTACCAGAGCCGACCCCACCACAAAGGATGGAGCCTGACTTTAGTTTATCAATTGCTTCTATCTGATAGTCTCGAAGACTAATCATAATACTTTTCGGCGAATTCGTCTTCTACTATTGTAACATACATACTCTTAACATATGCTTTAACTCCTTCTTTACCCTGAACATCCCAATTATAAGGTCTAATGATCAAATCGACATTTTCTATCTCAGCAGTATCTAATTCACTTACTGAAATATCATCAAGTACAGTCTTCCTCTTCTTAGTTACTAAGACTATCTTAGGCGCTATGTTATCATATGATACTGCAACCTGTAAATATGGTACCATATCCTCTCCTTCTTCTCTAGGCTGTAACCAACGGACATTCCATCCATCGTTTTCCAATTTATGACCATCAACCATATCTAGGAACACACAGAAATTTCTTCTTCCTACTGGATTAAACTTGGCAGCCTTTCCACTAAAGTTTCTGAATCCTATCCTCGCGTTTTCTATTACTAAATTATTCTTGATCATCATTATTATTAATCCCCTTTCTTACTTTACAATTTTGACAAAATTCATGTTCTCCACATTCTGTTAAACAACAGTAAATATATGGCATGCTATATTCTTTTTGACATTTGTTACACTTTCCAATATATATCCTCTCATCTGGACATTTCATTATTGTTCTCCTTTCAAAATGGTAATAGTGTTGGTTTAAAATGTGAACCAAGTTTACATAATAAGATATCCTCTTCTTCTGATAAGTTATTACAACTTTCACAAAGAGTATCATTATTTTTTCCACATGGGGTTGAACATAAATTTCTTGGTTTAGGTGACTCACTATATATAAACCATTCAGTATCACCAAAGTTGGATATATTAGTTAATGCATCATCAACCAACTTATTATAATATGCATGATCGATGTCTGCTTCTTTATTAAGAATATGAACCATCTCTGCTTCAAGCCATCTAAATCCTTTACTACCACTTGCTGCATGATAATTTCCTTCTTTTTCTCTTAGTAATATACCACCACCCTTTCCTGGTTTGATTGGACAGAACGACCCAACCTTTCCTACAAAGTGATATTTATGTTCTTCTGGTGGTAGGTCTTCATTCATATCTAAATATAAGGCTGTAGTTACAGATTTTGTTTCACAGGTATCCGCAAAAGTTAATAGTTCTTTACTAAACAATGATTTAAATACATATGGCTGAATAAACTGTGCTCCTGTAGCTGTCCACTCACCAGCATGTTTCCCACCTTTACCTATTAAACCCTTACTGTCATATTTAGCAATATATACAGCATCATTAACTAAACACATCTTTTCATAGGTAGCTTCATGTTCGAAGTCATACCCATATTTGAGTCCAAAGTCCATAACAAACTGAATAATTTCCTCAGTTGCATTTGGTATCTTTATGGAGTCTGTCTTAATATGTGCTACAGTAAATCCTTTTTCTTGTACTGCATATTTGAGGTCTACCATAAAGAGAGCTCCTCTTTTGGCTACTATATTATCTATGTTTCTTGGGTCTCTGAAAGCATTCTCAAATTTAGCTGAGGTTAATCCATATACTGAATTGATTACTGTCTTCAAAGCATTTGATAAATCATCAGATTTGTAATTAGGATTGTTCAAGAATTTAGCTAGCTTACCATCCAACATTTTACTAGCAGCTTCATAGTTGTCATGTTTAATTGCCAGTCTTGCTTTCTTGATTTCGGAGAATTTTTTAGTATATGGGCCAAACATATCTAGTAACTCAATACTTGATGGATGCATTGATGCCACATCTAGTAGGGCTACCTTAGTATACATTCCTGGTTCTGAATATACATGTCCACCTTCACTAACCTCTTCGCCTCTATAAGTACTCTTTCCAAAATCAAATTTATAACCTGGAAACTGTTCACTAAGATCAGTATACACAAATACATCTTGTGGCTTTCTATTGGTACCAAATATGATTCTTGTAGAGTGAGCATTTGTTGTATCATTAACTGTCAATCCACTCAACTCTGCTAATATCTGTCTTGCTGTCCAGTCACCTACAAGATGATCAAATACTGCTTCAGTAGCCTCTACATCATTAACACAATATTCTGCTACCTTAGTCCACAGCTCTTCTGGCACTGGCTCATCCCATGGAAGTCCAAGTTCTTGATGATGTATACCTAATTCTATTTCAAATTTCTTAAGACTCTTCTTATTACCAGCTGATGCAAAGTCATATACATCAGTATAGGATAGATTGTAAGCCTCTCCAAACATACAATTAGGACTATTGGATATAATCCTCTGACTTAAGGTGTATAACTCTGCATTAGTGTACCCAATATAACGAGCATACATAATATGGTTATCATACCTACGACAATTGAATCCCACTAACCTATATTTCAGAAGTGATTCTATCTCTAATGGTGTTGGGTTGATCATCTTTACTGCCTGTTTCCCTTTGGTCTTCCAAACAACTACAAATAGATTAGGGAATACTTCAACATCGAAAAACATTAATTCTTCTTTGGGATCATAATCATTCAAAGGTGAACTTATGTCCTCAGATTTGAGTTTCATCTGACCAAGTAGTTTTATACAGTAATCTGCTTGGTGACTGCTGTTACTAGCGAATGCTAATAGTCTAGGTCGCATATCAGTAATGTCATAACCCAAACCTGAATTATAGGCATCTTCTAATATCTTGTATATGAAGTCCATACTAGGTTTTGTTCCAGCATGAATTTCTTTTTCCATGTTTCGTTTGATTAATTCTCTTAATCCTTTCTCACTTTTTACACTTTCAAAGTTGATCATTTTTTCTCCTTTCAGTGGTAATCCAGAGTTTATGGTAGCAATGGGAATATGGTTGCACTTAGACAACTTTCTTCGCAAAGAACTATTACCATTAAACACTTTGATTTCTATGCCTTCTGAATATAGTCTACTAAGTTGGTTTGGATCGCCTTCATAAATATAATGAAGATGCACTCCTGCTTGACTCTTACTATACTCGGCATATGTAGGTGGCCATTTACTTGCTGCTTCTGTATTTAATTCTAGTGACTTCTCCCCTTTGTCATCCTTTAAATCAAAGTCTACTACAATATGATTCTCTGGTAATCTAACATAATGTACCTGTGATGTATCTATATCTTTTAATTTAGTTTTTACATCTGCCCATTTTTTGTTTGGAGTATCATATTCATTAGCATACTGAGCTAGGCACTCGGAACACTCTTTATCAAATATGGATTCGGTTGAGTCTAACACTAGGGTGTTTGGTATTTCCTCTTCTTTTTTTGATTCAGAATTGAACTTGGTATCTAAGAACCCAGAATAATAATTTCTAGTTATAACCCCATTTACACGAATGGCAGTTCCACCTGAGAAATATTTAAAATAATTTCTAAGTTCCTCTCTAAACTTTGTCTTTGATAGTTTGTAATCTATCAATGAATCCTCACAATATTCCTTGTATAAGGTAAATGCTCTACTTAAGGTTATACCATCATCTTTTTTAAATTCATAGAAATTATCTTCTACAAAATTAAAGAACATATCAGTTTGAAACATCATCTCTAATGGTTTATAAGAATTATAATAGTGCTTACCCATATTCTTATATACATTAAAACAATGTTGTGCTATTGCTCCAAGTTCAAAGTCTATCTTAGACATAAGAGCCATATACTTCTTGGATGGAAGTCTTTTACCAGATGGTTTAACATCTATAAGTCTTCTTATGATACCTGATTTTGCATCTGTTATCTTTACTGGTTTATTAGTAGCCATAAACAGAAAACAATTAACTCTAGATGTATATGATGGCTTATACTTCTCATTCATAGTCATCTCTTCGTGAGATATGATTGAATTGAGTTTTGTATTATCTTCAATCTTTGAGAGGTCACCATCATGTTGTATTGCCACTAGTGGATTTGTTCTAAATACTTCCATGGCAAAAGAATTATTATTTGTAGTTAGGGCCTTTGCTTCAAAGGTTGTATAGTAGCCTTCAAATAATTTTTGGATAATGTTGAGGATTGTGGATTTACCTGCTCCCGCCTCTCCATAGAGCACAATAAATTTTTGTATATTCTTTGCGTCTCCTGCGATAACTGCTCCAATTGCCCATTCGAGTTTTGCTCTTTCTTCTGGGTCATATAAGGTTCCGATGAGTTCATCAAAAGCATCACACCTTCCTTCCTCTAATGGATATGGTAGCTTCTTACTTACATAGTCTTTCTTTTTTATCTCGGTATTCTGGAATGTTAATTCTGTGTCCAACTGATGGGAATTGTCAGATATGTTTTTCATAAAGTTTCTATACTCTACCCATGACTTATTTGAAAACTCCATCATCAATTTTACTTTTACAATTGAATCACTATTTTTGGTTTCATCATCTCTAGCTTTAATCAATTCTTCATCTACTAATCTTTGTACTTCATATTCATCAGTAGACCATAATCCTTTTTCTTCGTCCCATATTGCATAAAATGATTTACCACGAATCATCAAATCTTTGCATTTACATACTTTGAAATCAGGAGATAGTTCGATGACTCCCTGCTTAACTGGTCTTGATTTTATTTTGTAAAAATCCAAGAATGTCCTCCTTTCTTTGTAAAATGTTGCTGTTGCACTTTTATTTTGTAAAACTCTTATATATACTACTTATTTTCTCCTATATAGTTATAGAAAAAAAGTGCAACAATGCAACAAAAGTCTCTTAACCCAGTCATATCAAGGTCTAGAGGGTGTTGCACTTTTATTTTGAAACTGCAACAACTGCAACAACTGCAACATTTTTTACTCAATTATAGTAGTTTTCATTCAAATATGCATGCATTTGATACCAAATCTCTATTTTTCTCTGGTCTTGGTTAGCCTTTTTAAGGGGGAAAAGACCTCCATACCCATCTCTTTTATAGGTTCTTTTAATAATTGCCTCCAAAGTGCAACAAACGTACTCTTCATCGTAGTTATCGTCCGTACACTTTCCCAGTCCGCAATTGTCCAATAATCTCCAAAACCAGTCTATCATTTTGAAGCCTCGACCATGTTGTATGGTAATACTTTCACATCGATATGCTACTCCAATAATCAATTCGAGCATAGACGTCTCCTGGTCAAAATCATCATAATTGTATTCGATATCCATCGCATCGCAAAAATCTGTCCTAAGTAATTTACCATCATATGCTCGATTATCATCATTGGGTACTGTCCAATAGAATGGTTTAGATTGCATATCATTGGTTAATTTCCAATAGGATGCCCCCTCCTGTTCCACATCTATAAGGTTACATAACCATTCATAATAGTTATCCGCTAGTCTACTTTTCATACTCCATCACGCTCTCTTCATAAGAATCACCAAGTCGTATAACCTCATAATCAATCTCTAAATGATCATTACGTACATACACTAAGTCAGGGTTAGGATTGCCATATCCGAATTCATCTAAAGCCTCATAACCTATAGATGTTTCAATATCCATCTGTGCATCATCACCCTCATCTACTAAAACATTATCAACCTCATAATAATAGACTGTGAGTTTATCATAGTTGACACAGTCCTCGGCAAATAAGTCTACAGTAATTACAAAGGGTTTATCCTGTATTTCTGTCTGCCTTGGATTAGGTATGAATTCAATTTCCTCATCTTCATCACCAGTATATCCAAGTACCTCTTTGGCATATTCGATTCGTTCTTCTTCTATATCTTCTCTGGTCCTGGTTCTTTCTTCAGAGTCCATACCTGGGTGTAAAGATGCCTTATCAATTAACTCTATAACTTCGCCAGGTGTTGGTATATTATAACCTCCAATTGATAGATGCTCTTTCGGTTTTCTATATTCTGCAAGTTCCGCTGCTAATTTTTCAGCTGATTTCTTGTCATCTTCAACTTCTTCATAGTTCACTGTAAGATATTTGTAAGTAATAAGGGACCCGATTAAGGCCCCTAATAATACTAATCCTATATTTTTATACATATCATTCTCCCCTTTCAATAATCAAAATTTAACTCTTGGCATAATAGTTCTATCATAAACCCGTTTCTTGATGGTATCTGTGTATATTCTTTTGTTGCTTTAAACAACATTAACTCGTTTGGAGTAATGTAATCAAAGATATTAAATACAACTATACCAAATTCATTAACAAACACATTGTCTTCTAGTAGATAGAACAATTGTCGTACATACCCTCCAAGATTATCATACTCCATTGGAATATACTTCGTGCTCATTTTAGTGAGTCCTCAAGAACCTAACTAGAATCCATATGAGCCATAGACCACCAGTTATAAATATCATAAATAGGTCAAACAACATTGCCATACATCCGTATTTTTTCATTTTTTTCTACCCCTTTCATTAAATCAAATCAAATATGACACCATCAACATTGAAGTCTAACAACCAGCTAGTTCCATATTCATTAACATATTCCTGACAATTTAAATCTTTGTAAATCCCGAAATCTACAAAACCATCTCCATCAACATTATCCTTAACCCATCCTACAACAGCACCAGCATCAGACCTTTTGATACCAAGCATGTCGTATACTTCATTTAAGAATAGATGTCCTCTAGCATTCAGTAAATCGTTGGCATAGTTCTGACGACATTTAAGAGTCATAAGATTGTATTCAGGATTTGGTGACCATTCTTTTGCTGTCTTTTCTGAGAATTCTCTTGCATATATACTATCAGTCATGTTAATGTTGTTAACCATTTTTGAAGTTTCAACACCATTCTCGTCAATAGTAGTTACTTTAACTTTAGATATTCCATATCTATACTCAGTATCCTTATCAACACCTAACTCATCAACAACTCTTTTCCTATATTCGTTGAAACCAGTCTCAAGAGCTTTGTATGCTGACATAAGAGCAACATTTCTCTTCTGTAGAATATTGTGTGAACCAAGTAAGCATGCTAGTGATACAACACCTACTGCTATTGATGGACCATATAACTTAGCAATCTTCGCTCCTGTCTGAACCCTTACTATGAACAAATCTTTTGCAGCATCCTTCTTTGAATACTTTGTTTCGTTGTTTTCTGCAGCAACCTGTTCTATTTTGTTAATATCTATTAACGCATCCCCAACAATCTCTTCTACTTTAAGTGTGGCTCTGCATGCTAGCACTGTACTGGTTATTACTCCAGCAACTCCAGCAACTAACAGTATTTCTGGACTAACCTTTCTAATCTGTAACAGACCTCTTCCTGCTTTGGATGTTACTACATTTTTGATTGTAGTTAATTTATTCATTATTTATTACCCCTTTCAATTATTAATATTTTATAAACTAGTTTTGCAATATCGTCGAAAAGTACATTTATAACTCTTTCATTACGTCCATTTTTAACCTTTACAGTTAATGCGGCTTGACCATCGTCCTTAAGGTCATATTCAATCATATAATCCTCACTGAGAATAATTGTTGATGCTACTGGTTCGACTGGACCAGATTGCTTATCTAACGCTATAGGATCTGGTACCATTAACCGATAAGTATTGTGGTATAAATCTCTAGATAACTTAGCTGTATCTATAGTAGTCCATCCCATTTTAGTATCGTCAGGTGATTCCGGATACATCATACAATAAGTTGGAGTATTTATATAGTAATATAAGTCTGCAACTGTGGCAACTCCTTTACATTGTATACAGACATCAAGACTCTTTAAAATTGCTTCAGCAGATTCTCTATCTGTAAATGTTAAAATTTTCATGGGCCTCTCCCCTTTTCTTTTTATAATAATTTGGAATTTACAAATCTTTTATATATGGCAAGTACCTGATGATCACTCATAACCTTGACTTTAAGTGCCCATTTTCTACCAGCATATACAGTGGCTACAGCATTTCTCATTTGATCGGTTGACATTTGTCATTCTCCTTTTCGTTATCAGACATACATCCTAACACTTGAGTCAACTCCACACTACACATAGTATTCCAAGGACACACTTTGCATTTCTCTTCAAACTGCTTATATCTATTCATATTATTTACTCCTTTTCGAGTATGGAACATAACTTGTGTCATTATCTAACAACCTTGGTCTAGGTAATTTAAGTGTCCAACCATTTTTATCTTTTGCCACATATGCACCGAATGATGTTACCCAACCATATTTAACATCTATAATAGAACTTGTTTCTCCTACTGAATCTAATAAATCAGCAACGGTAACTACACCATAATTATCTATGAAATTCTGAAGTAAACCTAATACTTCTCTTGCATCTTCTCTCGTACCTATTATTATATCACGATAGTTTGTATATCTTGGTTTAGGATAATCCTTCTCTAACATCTCGGTAAGTGCAATTGTCATTATCTTTCTATGAACACAATAACCCCCAACAAATCCGCCAACAACTAATAATATTTTATTCATTATTTATCTCCCCTTTCAATTTTTCATATAGTTCGATTGCTTTTTCTCCATGAATAGTTTTCTTTATTTCAACATTCATAACTCCAGTTCCTAGTATTCCTATAGATGCAGTCATGTCATCTTGTTCAGATAAGTCAAAACCTACAATATATAAATCAGTCACCATATTATTTCGCTCCTTCTTTCTTACCAAGCAGTAGGTTGTATATCTTAATTGCTTCTACTCCTTTGCATCTGGACACATATACGAGACCCTTATTAGTGGGTTTACATACAAACAATATAGGTTCTAATCCGGTGTTATTAAATTCTACAGCTAGGCCTTCAAGTTTAGGATACTCATATTCCTCTTCTTTTACGTTTTGTGGACCATGTAAGCGTACTATTGGGGGTAACAATAAAGTAAAGCCAGCAATTGTATTTTCTCTTATTCTTGCCTCTCTTAGATCAGTCCAACCCCATTCATCATCTGACTCCTGATAATCCTCACAACCAAGAATTTTGTAGTAATCAACAAGACTAGTCTTTCCTTGATATTCTATATTCTCGGTCATAGCTAGAAGTACCAAATCTGCACATTCTTTACTATTAAATGTTCTATTTGGTGGGTTTATCTTATAATCTCCCCCTAAGTGTATTGGGTCTGGTAATATTAATAACCAAGCATTTTCAATGTAGTCTCTTTGAATTATGGCAGTTTGAAGTCCTCTCCAACCACACTGACTATCTCCAAGAATAGATAACATTGACCTAAAATCATGATAATCTTTTAAAGTAGCAATTCCATCCAAAAGTATTTTTGCATCAAGTTTTGCTAATACCCTTCCTGCTTCTTCTCTTGTTTCAAACTTTATTTCCATTATAATATCCCCTTTCATTATTGGCCATACAAATAACGGTCTCGATCCTTTATAATATAGAATGCATTATCATCATCTAGTTTCATTTTGGTATATATTGCTAGTACCTGGTTGTCATTCATCATTTTAACTTTGTTTTTCCAAGTGTCACTATAATATTTGTTAGCGACATATCTACGCATTTCAACTATAGTCATAATAACACCTAATCTACTAATATAGGTCTAGGTAAATCCAACATGAATCCACCTCTGACTGGTCTTAAGCCTGCTCTTGATAAATCTAACCAACCATATTTCCTATCTGTGTATTCTCCGGTCACTCCTACAAAGTCATACAAGTCTGCCACTGTTGCCTGTCCATAATCCTGTATCAAATCCATTAGGCTACCAAGAACCTCAACCGCATCGTTTCTAGTGGTAAGAACTATCTCATCAAAGTTATGAGTAGCTCTGTCTCTATTAGATATTTCTCTTGTATTGACATCTCTTCTACTAGACATACTGTCATAAGCAATACGACCCATACCTCTTGACGATGATGACCTAGAATTTCGTCTTTCTCCAAATAAGAGTAACTCTGGAATATCTCTGAACATCTCTACTACCGTGTTCTTAAATGCTGGCACTAATACATCCTGAAGAATATAAGTCTTAACATCAAATATCTCTTCTCCAACAAAAGTCTCTACAACCTTCTTACCAAATGATTTTTTCCTTTTTAGAACTTTACCAGTAGTTACTTTACTAACAACCTTTCTTTCTATAGTTTCATCTTTCTGTGCCTCTTTTGAATTGCTTGGAAAATCATTAATATTTACGTAATCTCTTTTATCCATTATTTATCTCTCCCTTTTCTTGTTTGAATACAACTGTATCATTCACCGTGTCATATATATGAGTCATGGGTCTATTTAAATAAAAGCCTGCTTCAATTAACTTGTGTTTAACCAAATGACTATCAATTATAAATATCCCAGTATATTCTTGATTTGGAATCGTGCAGGTTATATAGTCCACTATTTATCTCTCCCTTTCATCCAGATTAAGTTCGTCATCAAAGAACATTATTCCATCTTTATATTTTCTAGGTCTACCTTGACCTAAGCACACCATTAAAGACCCACCTATCCATCCAACTATAAAAACTGTTAATAATACCATTATTTATCTCCCCTTTTAAAACCAGTATTAATTGTAGAAGTGGCTCCCATATATATAGTCTTAGTTTGATCTTTTATTTGTTTCATAGCAAGGTCTATACTTTTATTAACCATCTCTATATATGTTTTTTCGAAATTATCCTTTGCATAGTCGGTTAAGTGACCTATTACAATATTGTCTTTTCTTATTATACCATTTTCTTGTATTTCTACAAAGGCCATTATTGATTTGCCAGTATCTCCACTCACTTTTATCGCCCCTTTCAAAAACGAAAAGAATAAGTACTATGTTAATAGTACCTACTCCTTTCTGATTACGCTTTAACTGTTTCGTTTTTATTCTGTTCATCGATTTTTGCCATCCTTGCATCGAATCTCTTCTCAATATTGTCAACTACTATATTAGCTATTGCTATACTGAGTACTGCCTTCCCAAGTCTAACAGCAGCTCCTTCGAGCTTACCTATATCCTCAGGGGTAGTCCCCTTTATAACATTACCTATTACTGTATTAACACATACTGAAATTACTAATTCTCCTACAAATTTAACCTGTTCTCTGTTCATCATTTTAACTCCACCTTTCAAGTTTTATCTTCATTATATACTGTGTAATCTTCGCGAGTTAGAAACGAGCAACCATCTCTATCATATCACCAAGTCCATATATAACTACACAAACCGCTACCGCTGCTATTGTGCAACGCAACCAGAACCAACCTATATCTAGTACACTATATTTTCTCAATTTATACTTACCTATCTTTGTCATTATTATAATCCCCCTTCAACTGCGACTGAAGCATACTGCCACTTGAACCCACCAACGATTGTTAACTGACCTCTACATGCTTTTGATATGCTACCACCATAAATGTAATTTGCTTCTGCAGCATCCATTATTTTAGGATACCAAGCTAATATCTCATCGGTCTCGGGGTCTAATTTCTCTACTGGTATTCGTATTCTACTCATTAATTAGAGTCCTCCTTTATAAAGACGGTCACCCATTTCGGTTAATCGTTTATGATATATATCTATATCAACTATATCAATTATTTCAGTTAAACTAGCAGTCCAACACACACGTTTATAATCTTTCATAAATGTAAACCCCACATACTCTTTCGAATAATCAAAGCTAAACATTAAATTTAATACTTTGCTCATTGTTATTGCATGATCTATTAAAGAAAGTATATTACTATTCATTTTTAAAACTCCTTTCTAATTACATACAACCAATACTTGATATATCAGCTCCGTTTATAGCTATTGCTTTATAATTATCTTTTGGCTCAACTAAATCAAATAAAGTCCACTTGTTTTCTGATGGTTTTGGTAATATATCTTTCATTACGTCATTCAACTTACTTTCTGGATGATATATAAGATACTCTTTTCCGTTCTTCAATACTAATAACCATTTATACATTTTTAACCCCATCCTTTTCACAATGAATAGTCACCCAACATCTCGGCTGTCCGCACAGATAGAATGTATCGTATCCTTTATTTTCGGGACAACCTTTGCATTTTCCCTGATTATCTGGATTATACATAAACTCAATATAATTTTGATTCTTCTTATTTTTCATTTTTATTATCTCCTTCGATATAGAATAAAGAACTTCTGTGATATCTTCGAGTGCCAATTACGTCGTTAGTTATAGTCATTCGATTTCCCCATTTAGTAGTATCAATCTCTACAATCGTAGCTATCTATCCTGTACGCTTAGTATTATTACTAATAATTAAAACCCTATCTCCAACTTTACATTTTTTGAATTCTTCTTTATTCATCATAGAATACCCCCTCCAATACTGATATTTTATGTAGATGATTGTCTATCTTTTTCTGTAAAACTTTTATTTGTCCATTCTCGTAATCAATTAATAATTCACGAGCTAATTTTTCGTCTTTAGTTTCAATCCAAACCACAGCATTACATACTACTTCTGGTTCGACTGAACACATGAATGTTTTATTTGATCTTGGTATTGTATTAAATCGACCAATAATGTTCCATGGCATATAATGTACTTCGCCTTCATAAACTTTAACTTTTCCGCTCCACATTGAATATAAGTAACCTTTTTTACTAAGTATTTTGGTGTCCATTTTTACTCTCCCCTTTCAAAGGAATAATATTAATCTTCTTCTAATTCTATTGTTAATCCATCTCGATCTAAAGCATCAAGTATTGCAAGTTTTTCAATTTCTTCAATATCAGTAAGGTCTTCTGGAACATAAACACTTCCATCAAATCCACTTCCAAAACCAAGTTCTAATCGATATCCGATTTCTTTCATTCCATTATCTGTTCCATATATTTTTAAGTTCATTGTGTAGTCTCCTTTTTATCTAATTAGACTTTCCAAAACCCATTCCAAAGTTCTAATTTTTTCATAAATAATTTTTTCTTGTTGGAGTATCCCTGGGTTATCCCAGTTCTTTGTTATTATGATATTCAATTCAGTTTTTAAACGAGTGATTTCATCTTTTATTTCTTGTATAGTTCCTTTCGATCATCTAACATTGTCATTTTATTAAGAAGCTTATCAATTTCTATTTGTAACTTTACTTTTTCATTTTTTATTAAAAGGTCTATAGCTAATTTATTATCATCGGTCTCAAGCCAGAGTCTATCTTTAAACATGATTCCAGGATCTGCCGAACATTGAAAGTTTTTATTTAAAGATGGAATATAGAAGATTGTAATATTAGTAGATTTATCATACTGAACCAAACCTTCAAAATGATTAAATTTATTACCTCGTAATGAATAAAGATACCCTTTTCTTTCCATAATAATATCCCCTTTCGATATTAAGTTCGACTAAAGCCCACTTTTCAACACTTTTATTTTATAAAGATGATTGTCGATTTGTTCTTGTAATTTTGCTATTTGTCTATTTTCATGGTCTACCAAAAGTTCCCTAGCAAGAGTTTCATTATTATCTTCTAGCCAGACAAGTGCATTATGAAACATACCTGGTTCTGGATTACATTGGAATAGTTTTCCTTCATCAGTTATAAAGTTACAAATACCATCACGGGAACGAGGTTTTACTCTGCCATGATATACTTTGAATCTTCCACTCCATAGAGAGTATAGATATCCTTCTCTAATCATATTCTCTGTTATGACGTCACCATATGGATACATAACTCCATCATGTTTATTCATTAATAATATCCCCTTTCGTTTATTCTGTGCTTATATTTATTTAATTTATCTTCCCAGTCATCAAAACCTGCCCACTTAAGAACCAGTTCATTTAATTCGAAATCGCACTTTAGACACACCGGTCTATACTGATTACTGTCTGAGCAAATCTGCCATTGGGCTGATGCTTTCTCACCACATTTAAAACATTTCATACGTTTTATTCCAATATTGGTATATGGCTTTACTCTCATATTTATTCCCTCACTATAAATGCAATTAGTTTTCCATTCCTATCTGAAATTTTTTCGCATTTTATTCCTTTGGATTCAACTTCTCTTATAGCATGGATAATATTATAACCCTTGTACTCGCAAAGTTCGCTACGATTATATACAACAGTTCCAGAATATTTGACTGCCATAAGTATACTGTTAGCCAATTCGAGTTCTTTACTTGTTAGCATTTAACTCTCCCCTTTCAATTCGTGTCTTACCAGCATAAGGATTGTACCTAAAACATTATAACCTTTACCGTCATATACTCCCCAATACATATCATTCCATGTATTACCTTCAACTAACTCTTCATTTCCAGTTGCTAATAACTTTTCTTTTAATTCATCATTCTGTTCGAACTTTGCTTTAACTACCTGGTACATAATATCATCTTTAACTCTCTCCCAATCCTCTCTAAGTTTGACGGTTCTACCTTTTCTTTTGGCAGAATATGGATTTAGGTCAGCAAATTCAGATTGTCTACTAGTGTCTTTAAAAGAGTGGAATGCTGCTTCCGCGTTATCAAATATGAATCCATTCATTTCTATTTTAGAATCACTGAAATTACTTAAAAAGTAATATTCTCCTAAGAATTTATTAATCATTTAACTCGCTCCTTTCAAATTTACCACAATATAAAACTATACTAAACGGACTGTCCGGATTAACATATATGTGGGTTTCGTTTAATAATCTTTTAGCCTCTCCTTTCCATTTACATATAGAATTAGACTTACATGTTAAACAACTTTCCATTATAAACCCCTCTCAATCATAAAAGTTTTTTATCATGTTCGGATGCGAAGACTGTAAGTGGTTCTGGTTCTATGGTAAACATTAACTCTCTCATTTCTACAATCGTCACATTTCCGTGTGAAGAACACTGTATATACTTCATATTATCTCCTTTAAACGATTCGTTAAAATTCGTCCATTCTTTTATATTGTTCTTCGTCCTCTGTATACAACAAATGCCTAGGGTAGTCTCTACCGGTCCCTTTAATATACAAAATAGGCTGGCCATGCTTCTTGTAATATATTCTACATAAAAACAAAATTATTCGGATTAACATTTTTCACGCTCCTTTTCATATTGTAAACCACTATGCCTGTGTAAATCCAGCAAAATAAGCCATACCACAACCACCGTTTTTACATTGGATATGCGGTATTTGCATGGGTACTGTATGTAAATATGGATTGCCTGCAAAAAGTTGATTGTTAATAACTCGAGCACATAGTTCAGGAAGTGCTTCATAACACTCCCGTGATATTTCCTGAGGTTCTCCATATTGTATGAGTGCCCCACATAACTGACATTTATAAACCGCAATATATTTCATATTTACCAATCCTTTCAAACATAGTTCTTTAAGCTTTTCCAATCATAAAGGTTGAAGAAGAGGGTGTACCATTAGGACTAATGTAAAAATATAAAGGTACCCATCGTGGTTTATCCCCGTATAGAAAGTACTCAGCAATGTTACAATATATAGGTAACCTAAAACAAATATATCCATACTTTTTAGTCCAATAGTTAACTCCAAATTGCATGGCATTATCCCCATATATAGTTAAACGACCTATATTTTTATGCCCACCTAATATCCTTTTTAAATATTTGCCTATCTTTTTTTTAAACATAATATCTCCCTTCAACAAAAAAGTAAAAGAGAATGCTATGATTTCTCATAACACTCCCTCTTGAAATTATTCTTGTCCTTCGACAGGTATTGTTTCATAATTAACATCTACTGGTTCATCCGATATCATTTCAAAGCTTTCAACTTCCTCATTATCTTTGTTCAGTACCTTGTATAGTACTGCTACTACCAATGCTACTGATCCTCCGATAACAACTCTTTTAATTGCTTTCTTGTGATTTGATACAAACCCTTTAATATTTTTCATGATTATTTCCACCTTTCAAATTTAAATTTTTCTTTCATTATAACGTGTGTAATTCTCGCGACCTAATTAATATAACCACTTGTTAACTTCTGAATCAGTTATCTGAGTAATAGCGTCCTTAGATTTAAATGGGTGCCATAAGATATTTTTATCTCTAGCTACCGCAATATCTATAACTCTGTGAGAGAGATATCTAACTACCTCAATTTCATTTGTATATATTCGTACTCGCTTAACTACTTGATGCATTAAGTAGTATACAACTATTATAGCAGGTATAAACCCAACTATTCGATAACCCATTTTATAAACTCTCTCAACCATATTTACTCCTCCTATCTTCGAAATCTAGGCAGAGACCTGAATTCAACAACTAAGCATGGCATATCATTATCCGTCAATTGGCTACTAAACTCTGGTTCAACATCTCCGTCATCAATGTTCCAACCAACTAATTCACCCAATCCTATGCATGGTAAATCTAATTCAGAATATACTTCATTCAAACTCATGTACATATCATGTAGTAAATTCTTATTAATTTCGTGTATGGATCTACGAATATGCTCAATATCACTTCGGAAATATCGTCCGGATAAGACGTCATAGCATAATGTGTCTCCATGACCTGTGGTGAGTATCTCTGTGTCTCTAACTGGGTTATTGTGTATCTTGTCCTTAGCAATTGAATCTCGAATCTCCTGGTTCTTTTTTTCACCAATTGTTTCAATTACCTTGCTCTTATATTCCTTCAGAGCGTTCTCAGACAAAGAATATAAACCCATCAATGCTGCGTTCCTACGCTGATTAACAGAGTTTGCAGATATAATACATGCAGTTGTAATACTTGCAGAGATAAAAGTAGGAATATAATACTTCCAAGTTTCTTTTACCATCTCCCATCTTGTAAAATCTGTAAAGTTCTCATTGATATCTAGTTCCTCTGCACGTCGTTCTTCTAAGATTTGCATAGCCTTAGGCGTTGCATCAATGGCAGAATATACGGTTGTGCATAATCCCAAGACCCCAAAGCCTGTTAGGATGGCTGGTGAGTTTTTAACAACCATTCCTCTAGCATTTAATGCTAGTTTTGTAATACTGTCTGTGTTCATTTTTATAATCCCCTTTCAAAAATAAAAGTAAAAGATATGTGAGAGTCGAACTCACCCTCCAGTACATTCCTACTGGTGCTCATGCCATGAGCTAATATCTTTCATTATACAGTGTGTAATTTCCACGAGTCAAAAAGAAGAAACTATTTAGCTTCCCCTTCCTTCTTAATACGTTCATTTTCTAGGTTTTGTCTTAGTATCTCAAACTCTCTCGTCAAGTCTTTTGTTGCGTCTGTTCGTCCTTGGTAGTAACTAATTCGATTTTTAGCCCAAATCACTATTCCTACACTTACTACGAATCCAACGCCACAAAGTCCTAATACTACTTTATCGTTTGTGTTTAACATTTTAAACGCCCCTTTCAAATTATATATTCTTTCATTATAATGTATGTATATTTCGCGAGTGAAAATAAAGAAGATGTGTGGGATTCGAACCCACGACCTCTGAGTTACTTGATCGCGCTCTTACCTTACTGAGCTAACATCTTCTTCTATTATAGTGTGTGTAATTTCCGCGAAAAGAAAAAGAAAGGAGGAAGGTTACCCCTCATCCAATCCTATTTGTTTTCGAACTCTAGTTACAACATCTGGTAACTCATTAAATTCATCATCACTAAGAGTATCACATATCTTATAGGTCATATTTGCAAATGCATCATCATCACCTTGTGGAATTAATAATAATTCTTTTACTAATTCCTCACTATAATTTGATGGTATAAACTTTCCTAAAGCTTCGTTACACTCTTTTGAATTGATTTCCATAATAAAATCCCCTTTCAATCGTATTTGATTTCATTATAATGTGTGTAATTTTTGCGAAAAGAAAGAGCCAAAGCTCTCTCAGATTACTATGGTTTAATAGGTTTACCTATTGCTATAGCGATATACTCATCTGGTGATGGGCCTTCTCTAAATATAGCATAAGCTTCCGAATTATTAGCATTAGCATCTAAGATTTCTTTGACCTTTTCTAAATTCATAAAACCATTATCGTTGTCTGTCCAACTAATCATGCTTTTCCCTTTTAAGTCAATAAGATTTTTAGTTACTAACCTCTTTGTTATTAATGCACCTATTACGGCACCTCCAATAACTAAACCAGTTAATACTAATTCCTTTTTGTACTTTTTACAGAATTCTACAGTTTTCATTTTTAAAACCCCTTTCTAATTTTATTTCATTATAGTACATGTTATTCTCGCGACTCCGATATCTCTCCGGCACATGCCAAATATCCTACCGCATCAATATAACTATCGTCCTTAAAAGTTCCTGTCTTAAGTCTAGCCACTTTCATAAGACTCATCATTATTGCCACATCATGAGCAGTAAAACCATATCCACACCATACTGTCCATAGATCAGCAATGGCTTTGAAGTTGTCTTCGGGCGAACCATATTGAGCCTCCCTGTCTCCACATACACACTTGGTTGCACTGTCTAGTACTTCGTTTCTTTTCATTAATAAAACCCCTTTCAAAATAAAAAATATAAAAGAGATGTAGGGAGAGTCGAACTCCTACACCGGCGGAATCATTTAAGATTCTACATTCGCTTCACACCGTTTTCTTTCATTATAACGTATGTAATTCTCGCGAGGCAAAAAGAAGAAGCCTAAGCCTCCTCAATATCAGATACCTTTACTTCAAAGTACTCTCCATTGATTTCAACTATGCTTCCATCTTTCAAACCCTTTTTAATTTGGTGTTTATACATTACTTGATTAACGCCTTTTGCAGTTAGTCCCACGAGTGCCATTGTTCCATTCCATATGATTGGTGCCAATATTACGCATGCTGCTACCCTTATAAGTGTTCTATCTTCCATGATAAAATCCCCCTTTAAATATAGTTTCATTATACAATATGTATTTTTCGCGAGGGGAAAAAGTGACTAATTACTAAACATTTTTCTTTCCCACATGGAAATCCTGGAGCATATTTCTCATTTTCGGGGCAATGACCACAATTCATTTTATTGTTTAGATTATGCATAAATTGATCATATGCTTCGGCTTCCCTGAATCTTTGGTTAACAGTCATAAGTGCATCTCCTTTTACAATATATAATTTATGTAAGGCAAAAAAGATAGTAGATGTTACTCTACTATTCTTCCTTTAATTCCTAATCCATTTAACAATCTTAAATTAGCTTTAAAATCTTTGATTTTTGATTTCTTTATTATGAATCTGACAATAACCTGATCGTCATTCCTAGCATTTATATGAACAGTACTTACTGTATATATACTTGCTAAAGCCTGAACCTCTAGATTATTACCATGTTCTAATGTCGTCTCAACAACCATTTCTTTTTTAAACATAATTTATCACTCCTTAAATTTATTATTCTTTCATTGTAATATATGTAATTTTCGCGATAGGCAAAAAAGAAAGGATGCTTTATAAGCACCCAAACTCTCTAATTTTACTGTGAAGAATTTTATTTTTCATATTGATTCGTTTTGATAATTCTATTAATTCTTTGTCTTTAGTAATCAATGCGAAGAATTCCCTTTCGATTTTTGCATGTCTCTTTTTCATAATGCGTCTATCTATAGAGAGTCCTAATACATAACCTCCTAAACTAAATAATCCTAAAACTACCATTGCTTTTTTCTCCATGATTTTTAATCCCCTTTCACAATTTCTTTCATTATACTATATGTAATCTATGCGAGGCAAAAAAAATAGTAGAAGTTTAAATTGCCTCTACTACCTTTTGTCCTGATTTTCTTTTAAGAATTTTTATTATTAACGCTATTACTAACATTGTTATCATAATATTCTAATCCCCTTTCTGAAATATCTTTCATTATAGGGTGTGTAAATTGTGCGAGGCAAAAAAAAAAGAAGAGATAGGCGGCTCAACCATTAACCATTAAGTTGTTCCGTATTTCGATAGCCATCAGCTAAACCTTCAAGGACAACACCTTTCTCAGATTATACTGTTCGCATATAATCATCTCTTCATTATAGGCTGTGTAATTTGTGCGATAGGCAAAAAAGAGAAGGACATGTATTACACACGTCCCTTTAAAACAAATCCTAATGCTTTGGTGGTGATGATATGACTTTGCTCATATCCCACTATAATAGCGATTCCCAATAAATTACCTACAACTATTGCTAATGTGTTTACATCAACTCTGGATGGGTCTTTATAACTAGACCTTACCTTCATTAATGTTTCTAAATTACCAGCTAATTGCTTATATTTATCGGAACCTCTATCTGTAGTAGCCATAATACTAATTATCTCATCTACCTCCTTTGTTATTGGATTCCTTTTATCTTTACGAAATCTTTTCATTTCCTTCTCCCCTTTCAAGGTTTTTGCCTTCATTATAACCTATGTTATTCTCGCGATTATACTATGGTGTCTTTTGGAGCATAGGCTACGTCCGTCCAAGCTTCTGCAAATATATATGCTATAATTGCACCACCTGCCATTATGATCGATGCAATCTGTTCTACCGAACCAGGGGTCATTCCTCGAGCAGTAAGTACTAAAGTGGTAACTCCACATACCATAGACCATAATTTCCTACTTGTTAATTTCCTGATCAAGTCCGCTTTTGTTATTGGCATTAATAGCAACTCCCTTTACTTTTGTCTTTTTAATTGTAGCCATAAGCCATAATTCACCTGTAGTAAAACCAAAGAAAGCTACTACTAATGAAGTAGGTTCAACTCCTGTCTTAGCAAATACACTAAGAACTGCTACTGTAAACCATATATTCATGATTATAATTAACATCACTATTACTTTGGAGAACTGAACTCCTGGTACTTGAACGTCATCTCCAATTTCTGCTTCATTAACTTGTAAGAATTTTCCTTTTTCCATATTACACCCCTAACAATCTAGTCCAAGTAATTGAACCAACGACTCCATCAGGAACAAGGAAATGATCCCTCTGGTATGATTTAATGCATTCTACAGTTTCAGCACCATAGTCTCCATCAGCACCATATTTAGGAAGTGGATATCCAATTGCCAACAATCTCTTCTGAAGGAATTTAACTATCCATATGGCATCGGGTCTGGTCTTTGTAATACCAAGTTTGAGTGTAGGTGCTGCCCACTGTGTCTGAGTGCCCCATACGCCATCAACATGTATTACACTACCATTACTACCTTTAAGACCTGCTTCATATTCCAGTTCCTGTAACTGTCTTACCAATTCATTTCCTGGATGTACTGATACTGGCGAAGGTGCCATAACCTGACCTCTTGCCTGTGCCATAAATACGCCCTTATCAATTCCTGAACCTGGGCATGTTTTTGCGGCATTTTCTCGATGGAATCTGAAATATAGACCCTTATCATCGAAGTATTTGGCTAGTCTTAATGCACTATCTTTCTGCGGTCCTGTAAGTACTTCAAACCCAGCATCAAAATTGCCTAATGTCTCACAAGCGAATGCACCTGTGTTATATCCGAGTATGCTAGCTGGCGTTTGACCAAACGGTCTTCCCGTTATAAATCTTCCGTCCGTCAACAGTGTTACATGCTGACCGATATCACTCCAATGCATAGTATTCATATGATATGTTTTCATTCCCTGCTGTAGTCTCTGTGCACTTGCATCTGAACCGTCATAAGCTGTCTTGTTAGGCGACCATGTATGATGAAACTGACCTTCTTTATAATTGTATTGTGCTAACCTTCTAAGTAGCTCGTTAATGTCGATAATTTCAAACATATTGTTCCTCCTTTTATAAATAATTAAATATGATACCTATAATTACACCTAATGCGCCTATAGATGCGAATATTTTGCCCCAAGTAATTTCATTACCTTTTGTAGCTCCTTGCTGGGTATTGACAAACTCAATAATGGGTTTGAGTGTTTTCTCCATTTTCTCAACCACCCCTGCCAGGTCCGCATTAGTTGCATATATTCCACTGGCTGCTAAATTCTTTTCTCGCATGACATCTGCTTGCTGATCCTTATATACCTGACTTTCTCGGGCCAGGCTTAATGCTGCCAAATCGGCTGTTTCTTTTATCTTCAAAGCCTTCTCCTTTTCGACATTTACCTCAGCATATCTACGATCCCTTTCGTCATTAAACCTCCGAGCAGCCGCTCTCATTGCCTCATTATGCATGATATAAGCCTCCATAGACCATATATCATTACTACATTTGACATATTCTGCTACCTGTGTATCTGTCATTACCCGTCCTCCTTACGGACCGGTCCTTCTTTTCTGGGCCAGTCACATTAATCCGAATGATTCAGCCATAAGCCTTATCATTTTTGACATCTCAGTATCAGTTAATGAATTAAATGTTTTACCAGCAATACTCTCCTTGAATAACTCAGCCTCTGATTTAGGAGGTGGTGGGATCTCCGTCTCAATTATAAGATCAGAAAATCCCATTTTAAGTGTATCTCCTTTTAAACCAAGTCTAACTTTACAGTCATTATTACTAGATAGTATCAAACCCCATACTTCTTCGCTAATTAATATGGCGGTATCTGGTGCTGTATCCTCTTCATTATCTATTGTGTAAAATCCAGTTCTTATTCCTGTTGTATGGTCATAATCCATGAAGACCTTCATATTTTCCTCCTTAATTACCAGTTGCGAAGAATGTTATATAACCAGTTGACATAGATGTACCACCCTGCCAAGAAGACCAATCAAAACTATTTGTTCGTCTAACATCACATCTAGCACTTGTTGCATACATCCCCGATGGGTCTATTCCAGGTATTACAGCAATACACTCTGTTGGAAAAACTATTGGGAAATCAACAGTACCGCCAGCAGCACTAACACTCTTTCGTCCGAACTGTTCTATAAGACCACTTCTATACTTCTTATATCCTAGCACTGTATTACCATTAACCGACCAACCCTGTGCTATTATATCGGCTCCTGATTTATCAGCAACTAATATTCCAGCACAATATACTCCTCCATATGAACCCGAGACGCCTTGAAGTTTCAAATCCCTAGCATATAAATCAGCATATTGTCCACCATGTCCACCGATAGTAGCAGTCTTCACATAGACATTACCATCAGATTCAAGGAACAAAGGTTCATATTCATGTCCTGAGCCTGGTTGGCCAGGTATGTTAAATATCTCATGTCCAAGGAACTGAGTACCACCATTGGTTTTACCATCTGGGTCATATGCTACATATCCTGCATCATTAGCAGTTAGACCACCAGTCTCCACATAAAATACATCCTTTGCTGCTGCATTTTTCATACGGAATTTGGCATTTGATACTATGAATTCACCCGCCGCGGAATTTTGGACATTTGGATTTATAGCATTGAATCCTATCAATACACTTGCCGGTGTCTGTTCTATTGTCGACTTAACTTGAGCAACTGTCTGTTTCTCGCCCAGGTCATTAACATATTCTGTTGATGTTCTAACTGTGGATACTATTGCTGCTGGTGTTATTTTTGTTTCAGCCGTAGATATTCTAGTTACAGCAGCATCTAAATCAGCTTGTATAGCTAAGTCAATATTGAAACTTATATTAGATAACCATACTGTAGACCCAGCAATATCTCGATTTATTAACCAACCTATTTTTATAGCAGCCGTACCTGGATGAAACTTATTACCATAACTTGTTCCACTTAAATCTGTTGTTCCTATAACTCCTGTATATGGAGTCCATACATTTGGGATTGCAATTCCACTACAATTAGTTGGATATTTGTAGGTTCCTCCTGAACTTTTATTACTTACAGATGTACCTGAAGGTATTGTAGCTCCAGACCAAGGGACCCTTAAATTAATGGTAGTACCATCAACTATACCTCCTGCAGACCAAAGTCCTAATGTATAGTCACCATAAGTATTTCTACTATATGTTTCTGGTGGATATAGATAACCGAAACTATTTACATAATTCCATGCTATTAACCCTCGTTGATATCCATTTCCTGCATTGTTCCAACCCGCAGTTGTAGATAATTTCATGACCGTATCTCCTGCTTTTAAATCTTGTGTCAATGTGGCAAGAGACCCTATATGCATAGTATGGTCGGGAGATATTCCATTACCATCAGCATCAAAACAAGATACAGTTCCATAGTAGTGCGCCCCAACATAGGGGTTTGTCTTTCCATAGAAACCAAATCTATAATTTTTATCTGGGTTTACTGGGATCAATTCATCAATACTATATCCAGCTTGATAATCCCCACTCTTAAATGATCCGCTTGCTCCATAGGCGTCTAGTCCACTAAATAGAAATGAACTAAAATTTTGATTTGTTCCAAGCAATCCGGTGCCATTTGTTACTAGATTTTCGCCTCTGGACCCTACGTACTTAGCCATTTCGGTCTTAGTAGCCCTTGATGTAATATTAGTATTACTTGATATATCCAATCCAGCACCAACTGTGGATGCCAACTGAGTGGTTGTTATGGTTCCAGTTGCTATTTTTGCTGCTGTTATCGTGCCTGCTGCTATCTGAGTAGCTGTTATAGTTGATGATTTTATATCACTGGCCTGTATAGTACCTGCTTCGATTTCGTTAGAGGTTATTGCATTTGCTGCTATCTTGGCTGTAGTTATGGCGCCCGCTACTATTTTGTCTGATGTTATAGCATCTGCTGCTATGGCTCCTGCACCTATAGCATTCGCGGCTAATGAATCGGCGGTTACTGCCCCTGTAGCTATTTGATTTGCAGTTATTGCATCTGCTGCTATTTGAGTTGCAGTTATAGTACCTGCTAATAGTTTATCTCCCGTAATAGTATTGGCAGCAATAGCATTAGCTACAATACTACCTGGAACTATTAGGTCACCATTTAGAACTGTGGCAGAAGGTACTACAACGGCTGTTCCACTTTTATTTAAGAAAATAAGACAATCATTTACACCAAGAGTTGGGAATGTATTTGACACTACAAGAGTTGTTGGGGTAGCTGGTGTCCAATATACATAGATATAATTAGTATATCCATCCACAATTGTATAATTGGTTCCTAAATATTGCATATGTAGATTTGTCCATCTTATACACCCAGCACTTGGTAGATTGTTTTCTATTGTATAAGCCATATCCTCACCTCAGTCCTAAAATGTTTAAAATAACATGTGCATGGCGGTATTTAACTTATCTGCCGCAACTGCTCCTGCTCCTATTTTGACGCCTGTGATTGCTGCATCTGCTAGGTTACCAGTTGCCACACCACCCGTAGCTATCTGTGTACTACCAACTGCACCATTTGCTAGTTTTGTACTATCTACAGCATTAGCTGCTAATTGAGTTGTACCAACTGCCCCATTTGCGAGTTTAGTAGCATCTACGGCATTTGCTGCTAGATTGGCTGTTGCAACAGCACCCGTGGCTATCTTAGCAGAGGTTACCGCATTTGCTGCTAAGATGGTTGAATCTACAGAGGTCAGGGCTAGTTTAGCAGTGGTTACCGCATTTGCTCCTAGTGCTGCTGAGTCAACTGCTCCTGCTGTTATTTTAATAGTGGTTACTGCACCTGTTCCCAATTGAGTGGCTCCGACAGCACCAGTAGCTATCTGAGTGGCTCCTACAGCACCATTTGCTAGTTTAGTAGCATCTACGGCATTTGCTGCTAGATTGGCTGTTGCAACAGCACCCGTGGCTATCTTTGTTCCGTCAACTGCATTTGCTGCTAAAGCTGTAGTCCCTACTGCACCAGTTCCTATTGCCGCTGCAACTACTGCTCCCGCTCCTAGTTCAGTACTTGTAACTGCTCCTGTAGCTATTGCAGCTGTTGTTACTGCATCTGCACCAATTAAAGTTGATGTTATTGCTCCACTAGCTATTTGAGTAGTTCCTACTCCACCTGCTACTATATTTGCTCCTGCTATTGATGCGGCTTTTATTTCACTTCCAGTTATAGAACCATCAAGCATTGCATAACCAGATTTGAATGTATCCATTACAGTACTGTGTATTCCACCATCATTTATAAATACAAGAACATCATCCTCACCAAGTGTTGGTTTAGTATTACTAGTTAAGAATATAGTTTTGTCTACTTGAGCTAATGTCCAGTATACAAATTTCAATGCAGTAGCACCATTCGTAATAGGATAGTTAGTCCCCTTATAAACAACATTACATGATGTCCAGGCAATTGATCCAGTAGGTGTATTATCTGTAATAGTATATCCATCTAACTGATGTTTTGCTAAGTTCAAGTCTCTACTTCCTAATTTCATAGCCATACCTGTTAAATTCTGCTCTGATTTCTGATACAGACAATCGAGTCTATATTCAATGTCGTGTAGAATGCTTTGGAGTTTTCCTTCCAAGGCACCCTCAATTGATGTCTTAATATTTTTTCTCATGTTCTTACTTGTGCGTTTTTTACTCATTAATAATCCCCCTTAATACAGCATATGACTTGTGACATTTAGATTTTGTGCTGCTATTGTTCCCAATGCTAGTTTATCACCAGTAATAGTTCCTGCTGCTATCTTATCTACAGTTATTGCACCTACTGCAATTTTTGCTGTTGTAACGGCACCTGTCCCTAATTTAGTTGATGATATGGCACCATTTGTAATCTGTACGCCATTGATTGTACCAACGGTTATATTTACTGCATGCAAGTTAATAACATCAATTTCAGAAGCATCGATAGTTCCAGCAGTGATCTTATTAGCAGTTAAGTCTACGATTTTAGCATCAGTAATACTACCATCTTTTATTTGTGCTGTATCTACTGCAGCCGTACCTAATAAGGCGGTTGTTATTGCTCCAACCTTAATGTTGGCTGTCTCTATCGCAGCATTGGCAATCTTAGCATGTCCTATTGTTGCGTCTCCGATTTGAGCCAAATCTATATATCCGTTTACAAGATGAGCATAACCTGCTTCTAATTCCTCAGTATCAACTTTGTTAACCATGGCAAAGTCAATATCAGCTAGTCCTATTTTGATTGTATCTACTTCTTTACTAAAGTAAGTATTGATCTCAGCAATCTTTTGTGAAGCGGATTGAAATCCATCAGCAATAGTACGAGCAATATTAGATTTAGCCTCGCCAAGTTCTATGTTCTCATATCTTTTAGTAAGTACATCATAGATAGTTTTTATACATTTAGCAACTGCACTAACACCCATTATAGGAAATTCTACATTGACATAGTCGCATAACTTAACTGTCTCTAGAATAGCAAAATCTTTATACTCTTCAGATTGTGTTAGTTGCATGAATGATACATCAATTGATACCTTTGGAATCCCTATATTATTAGTTACCATAAATTCATTGGCCGCTGCTCTTAATTCAGTTTCTGTTGGTACTTCCGAAAAGGATGATGATAGGTCTAAAGGAAATATCCTATCAAAGTCATAAGTACCTATTGCATTTACTATTTTATTTGTAAGTTGAATAAGACCATCTGCTTCAGAATACCAGAAAGGATATACTCCTGTATAAACAGCAGCACAATTCTCTTCCTGTTTTAGGTCTAATAGGTTCTTACCATAGCGAATAGAGACTCCTCGGTTAAAGCCTCTATCAGCATGATGTTTAACTGCGTACTTATCAAACTCATAGTCTCCTCCATAGGTACCAATGATTTCGTTACCTAATAAGGACCTTATACTAACAGGCTTAATGACTTGTAGATCTGCAACTACTTCTGAATTTGTTACGAACGTAAAAGGACAGGTTAATGTCGATGCTATTTTCATGTTTGCTAAGGAAATCGATATGGAACTACCAGTAAATGGTGATACTGGATATCCGGTTAAGTCATAGCTTATATGGTGAGCACTAACTGTTATGATGCCATCCATTGGCTTAGATATATTGTATATTCGGAATGGTTGTGGATCGTCGTACAGATTAGGTTTTGCTAGTATGATCCTTCGTAACTCTAAGTCAGAATATCGCCTTCCTATTATAGGATATTCTAGTTCTAATTCAAACTCTCCATTTTTTTCTTCAGTTACAATACAAGATATGGACTCATTAAGACTTCCCAAACCATTAGTAGTAAATGTGGTTGCACTTGATGGAAATAACGTAATCATATCGTCCACCATTTAGGCAGTACTTCGACTGATGTTATTCCCCCTGAAAAGGAGATTAGATTATCCCCAGGAATTAGTTTAGGGAATCCATTGCTTAATGTAATATATCCATTTAAGTTAATGATACCATTATATGCTTCTTCTATATCACTGTTTAGATCAATATAATTTATAATGTCAGATATTGTTACAACATAACTTCCAACATGTAGTACTCCAGCACCTGAACCCTTTACTGTTATTATCGGTAATGCTGATTGGTCAGTTGGGTTAACTAAAGTAGTTGGTATTGTTATTATACTCTTTGTATCCCCCGTCTTTAAAAATCTTTGAGGTTTACGGTTGAAGTTTATTGTGAGTCTACCTGCCTGTTGAAGTATGTTCGATATAGATCCATCTTCTGAGTAGGTTGCTAACTTGTAATGATCAGGTTCATATGAATCCTCAAGTCGGGCATATCCTGAACCAGAATGAAGCCACTTTGAAATCTTATTTGCTAGAGTCGTAAAGTCCCCTCCAACAGCACCGATCGCTATCTGGTATGAACGGTTAACATTTTTATAACCACCTCGGTCTAATGTTAATTCTCCATTTCTTCCAGGAATTGGTGTTATTTCGTAGTTTCTTTCAGG